CTAAGGCAGGTAGGTTATCCCTTCAACCGTGCCCCGCCCAGGACTGGGGACTTGAACCGTGGCGACCGTTTCTTCGCCTAGCTCGCAAACTGATTCGCCGCTGGTGGCAGTGCGGGCGGAAAGGTTGGCGGTAACGGTGTTGGCGCTGGTTTGCAGACGCGCTTGAAGTGTTTGCCCGTCAATGAGCTGAGCCAGATCGATCCGATAGATCTTGTCTTCCGCTAGTGCGTCAATGCGTGATCCCAAGTATTCATCGACGCAAACTTTGTCGGTTGGGGGCTGGGCGGTAACCAATAAGAAATCCTCGGACTCAACCCGCCAATTACTAGGCCGAGTAATTACTGCATCGCCGCCATTGCTAAAGCTGGCACCGACACCAAGCTGATTCAGTAAAGCTAAATCCGTAAACTCAAACTCCTCAATCTCGCCTTCAGTTCCGCAGTCAAAAAACAATTCTTCTGCGTGTTTAACAATTGCAAAAACCCCGTCAGGGGCTGGGGATATCCATGCTTCGTAAGGCACCTCAAATTGAGTGCTGCCTTGGTACTGAACGATTGTTATGGTGACTGAATATGTAGCGCTAGGTGCCTCACCAAAACCCGCGATTTCTTTAAATGCAAACGTGCAACCTACATTCAAAAAGCTATCGCCATTGGCCATAAACCCAGTATCGCTACCCGACGCACTCGCCACTACTCCACCTCCTAGGGGGAAATAGCCGACAATCGTAGTGGATCCAGGCGATGACCCGCTACGCCACTGCACAGAGCTTTGCAGTGGGCCACTGGTAGGCCCGGTCCACGATAAAGAGTAGCTGACCGAGTATAAGAAAAGCCCACCCGAGGGAAGCGCTGCTGTAACCGAAGCCACAGGGTTTATTGAGGTAAGTCCTGCTATCGTGCCGGTAAAGGTAGCAGTAGCCCCGACCCCGCCAATTGAGGTTGTGGGCGCAAATGTTTTGACGACTGGGATCTCTCGAATCTTGGTGTTAGCAGATGCCGTCTTGACCCAAAACTCGCGCATGCTCCCAGCCACGACCGAGTAAAGCACCGCCACGCCGCCACGCCGCCCCTGAAAAGACACAAACCGCCTGGGCATTACAGTCGCCTCAGCTCAATCGAAATTGTCACCGATTCCAGCCCGTCAGGCACCGTGTCGAGCACTAGCACCAACTGGTCGCCCACTTCTGCTACCTCACCCGGTGCAGGCGTCAGGGTTGCCACTACCCCAGCCTCGCTGCTGACCACCTGCACCACCTGCGATCGGTAGAACTCCTCAGCCGATAACAGATACTCACGCCCCGGCTCTGGCTGCTCGATCGCCACCCCAAAAGCCTCTTGCCCGTTGAACCCAGACCCCTGCTGTTGTGCGGCCCCTACAAACGGCTGACCCGTGGCAATGCCCTGGTTGTACTGCACCGGAGACCCTACCGGAGTTGCCCCCGTCGCCTGCGTTGCCCGAGGCCTCAGCGGCTCACCCCCAGGTCGTTGCACCAAGCCGCCGGGGGCCGCTAGAGCAGGCGCATTGGGCCGCTGCTGTGCTGCCTCAATCTGCCGAGCCGCCCGCCGTGATACCTGGTTAGATACTCGCTCAATGAGCTGCTGGCGCGCACCGCGAACCGCCGCAGGAGTGACCTGCGCAGCGGTGGGCTGAAAAGTTGTGCGGGTGCTGGTGGCCACGGCTTACTCTCCTGCAATGGTGCAAACTTCGGCCATTGTGAAAGAGTTGAGTGAAACTGTTGCACCGCTCACGGCGGCAGTTGATGACAGCAGCGCATGCGGGCTACCTGATGCCGCCACAGCCGTCGCCCCGGTATGCTCCCAATATGTCGTGCTGGCGTCAGCATTAGTCACGCGGTAGCTGCCAGCGGTGCCGTTTGCCGCCCAAGTTCCAGCGATCGGCGTACTGCCTACCGTAGCAACTGAGGGGCATGTGGCAGTAGCGGCACTAAATGCAATGGTAAAGACGGCTAGCTCAGTGCCGTAGTTAGCGGTAAAGATTCTGAGGCGTACTGCCCCGTTGATTTTGGCATCCAGTCCACGTTTCGCGTTAGCAGCGGTTAGAGGCATTGTTCAGATCCTTAGGTGGTAAAAAGTTTGCGGCGATCGAGGCGAGCGGCTACCCAGTGGGGAATGGCGAGGTGGGGACAACCGACACGTCGCGGGCAACGCCTGCGGTGATCCTGAAATCATCTAGATAGCCCTGATAGTTGCCCGTGTTATCTGAAATCGATCCCCCGATTCGTATCAACGTTGGGTCGATTATTGCGCTATCTGTCCAGGATGTTAGCTGAGCTCCATCGGTCCACAAGCTCATCGTTGAGCCGCTGCGCCGAAGGGCGCAATAGTACCAAGTATTGATAGCAAACGCCGCTGAGCCGGTTCTGAGGTTTGTGCCGTCAAAGTAGATTGGATTGCCATTTGTTGCTAGCAATACTCCAGGGGTTGTGGATGAGAAGGAATCGGCAAACACGAAAATGGTTCGGTTGGCATTCCCCGCTGTCGCTGCAAACGTATCCGCCCGCATCCACCATTCCACGGTGAAGTCGCCTGCCATTGTGAGCTCTGCGGCATCTGCTGCCCCAAGCACATCGCCTGTGCCATCGAAATAGCCGGAAGCCCCGCCAAACCGACTTTGTGCAGTGCTGATCCTGGTATTGCCCGTGGCCGATATAGTGCGAGCGTAGATACTGGCATCAACAAAGATGGTGCTGTTATTTGCCCCATTCATAGGCAGGAGTAGCACCACGCCGTCAAGGTTTGGATCTGCTATTGCCAGCACCGCCGCCATCTGCATGGGCCGCCCCGTAATAGCTACGTCAACCGTGGCAGGGGTCGTCAATACCGCCGCCATTTGCATGGGTGAACCAGTGATCGCCACATCAGCCGTGGCAGGGGATGTTACCACCGCCGCCATCTGCATGGGCCGTCCCGTAATGGCCACGTCGATCGCAGGGATGCCCCCTGCCACCACCGCCGCCATCTGCATCGGCAAGCCAACGATCGCCACGTCCACGTCAGTCCCAACCTCATCAGTAGGCGGCACAAACGGCGCAGGCTCCTCCGGTGCAACCTGCCCCGGCTCTAGCCCAGAGACAAACTCAGGCAGCAGCACACCCACTGGCTCGGCCACAGCCACCCGCGCCACGCAGATGCCCAGGGCCACCATCAGCGCCTCACCCGTGCCGTAATTCCAGGCGATCGCATCAAGCTTGAATGTCCAGAGATTCGCCCCGTCATCCACCTGAATCGTGCTCAGCGGCGGCACCCACAGCAGCGCATCCGACAGCGGCAGCTCAATCAGGTACGACTCGCGCCGCCCCTCCAGCAGCTGCACCTCGCGGGCCGCAATGTCGAAGCACTGCTGGTTGCTAAAGGCTGGGTCTACGGTGAGCGATCGCACCCGCACTCGCCCAGTCGCGCCCCCAGGATGCTGCCAGGTGCATTCGGCGCTGTAGTGCTGCTCTTTGAGGCTGGTGGGGTCTTCCCAGCGATCGGTGGATGGCGGCCTGCTATTGGGCTTGATCTGAGGCCGCTGGGTGATGAGGGCCGTGGGCTTGATGTTGCCCTGCCGACCGCTCCCGTTCTTGGCCGCCACCCGCTCGCTGGTGCGCTCCACCCAGTAGTCGGGCCTATCCTCGGTCCATCGGGTATCGAGGATGCGGCTAGTTTCCTGCACAAAGCGCCCTGTGCTGCCCGTGTCGCCTGCGAGGGTGATGCGGGGAACGGTTGTCGTCTCGGTGCGGCGGGTCAGGGTTTCCGCCGCCGCGTCGTGCTCCAGGACGGTGATGGTGCGCTGGGTGATGGTGGTGCCCACCGCTGACACGGTGGAATCAACCAGGGTGCGCACGTTGGCAATCTCCCCCGCCTCAACCCGGTAGAGAATCTGGGTGATGGCGTCGTAGCGCTTCTCTTCGTAGGTCGTTGTCGTTGCGGGCTGAGTGCTGTCTGAGCCGATCCAGGTCACCGCCTGGGGTTGCCTGAGGCGGGTCTCGCTGCGCGTCCAATAGTAGTTTTTGCCCTCGGTAGGTTCGCCCCAGCTGAAGATCTCGGTCGTGGTGATGCCCACTGTCCCGATCGCATCGTCGCTAAAATTGCTGGCCGGTTCGGTGACCGTAAAGCTGCTGCTGTAGCGGTTCGGCGTGGTCGATGGCTGAAACCCTACGCCCGACACCACGACCCGCTCAACCGGCGGCACCGGGTCAGGCGACGGCTCAAACAGAGATTCGTTCAGACCTACGGTGACGATCGCCACAGGGGTTCCCGCCACAGCATCCCACTGCACCAGGCGAATGACTCCATCCGGCTCCTGGCACAGCATCCGGCAATGGTTGGCAAAGGCCAGCGCCCCCGCCTGGGCGACGTAGCTGCCGTTGCCCTCCTTCTGGAGCGCATAGGGCAACTCGTAATCCCATGCCCCCAGGGCGATCGCGCTCTCGGGAATGCCGCTGGCCACTAGCAGCCGCGTCGCTACCGTGGCGCTGTTCTCGCCGATGCCAGTCTCTACTGCACTGCGATCGCCCTCCGGCTGCGGGTCATCAGCCCAGGCGATCGCACAGCCCAGCTGTAGGGTGATTGCCCCACCCGTGGGGCCGCTCGGAATCTCTAGCAGGCGCAGGTATCCCCAGGTGAACCAGCCCCCCGCATCGGTGGCGACATCCACGCGCACGGTCTGCCCCTCACGCCAGCGGGCAGGGTTGGCTCTAGGGTCAAGGCTCTCGGGGTTGCCGAGCACGTCCAGCAGGGTGATTGAGGCGAAGGTCTTGACCAACCCGCTCTCGCCCATGCTCTGCTGCTCGGGCAAAAAATTGACAGCAGCAAATGACCAGTCCTGGTCATCGCCGCCGATAAATACTCTGAGTTGTCGGGCTGTGAGATTGGCCGCCACTCTGCCTCGCCCCGCTGTGTGGGGGGAGGGTTCCTAGCGACTAAATCTCCAGCACGCTGAACGTCACCAGCCGCGCCTCTTCGCCCGTGCTCCAGCGGCCCACCTGCTGCCGCCAGTCCTGGGGCAGCTGTAGTTTTGCTGCAAAAATGCCGTAGCCGTTGCGATAGGTCGGTGCCCACTCAGGCGTGAGCACTTGCAGCAACACCCGGCTGTGTGGGTTTGGCTCTGGGTCTAGTAGTTCTGTTTCATCAATCAGCCGCAAAGCCCCGTCAGTCTTGGCCTTGAAAGCCGCATCCTGCCACTTGGCCAGCGCCCCAATCTGTAGCGCCTCGTCGAGGGTAACCAGCGCGGCCACGGCCCAGGCGTAGGTGGGTGCGTAGGCAGGGCCAGAGATCTGCGCGGTGCCCCGGTTGCTGCGGCCCGATAGCTCGGCATAGCCCAGCTCAGAGCGCAGCGCCAGCGGCGTGCCAGCGGGGGAGCGGTTCAGGGTGACGCTGGGCAGGGTTGTGGTGGTGAAGCTTGAGAATGTGTTGCCGGGGATGCCGAGCCTGAGTTCGCCGAGGGCCATGCGATTGCCTTGGGGATGCGTCGCCGGGAGGGTTCCTAGGGGCTGGGTTTCGCTTTGTGCGCACAATGTCCCTACAGCCCGCCGCCCCTCACCATCCCCCTGATCCTTTCCAGCTCAATCGAGACTGAATCTTGAATCGGGTTGTCGGTGTTGAGGTTGTAGGTATTGCCCCCCGCCTGTACCGATCGCCCCGCCTGCACCACGGCAATCAGGCGATCGAGCTTCGACTCCACCGCCCCAGTTGAGGGTTGCGCAACCTGCACCCCAGCCCCGCCTCTGACTGGAGTTCCAGCCATCAGCGCCGCTGTCTGCTTGGCCGTGTAGACATGCCCACCGCGCCGTGGGGTAATCAGCTCCGGCCCCTCCTCACCCACCAGGTAGGTGCCCCCGCCACGCACTGGGCCACCATCGCGCCGCGCCCCGTCAATGCCCGCAGGCTTCGCCGCCTCCAGAATCGCCGCAATCCTCGCCGCACTGGACTCATCCAGCGATCGCTGTTGGGCATTAAATGCCGCCTTCACCTCGCGTTGCTGGGCCTCAAACGCATCGGCGATCGCCCGCTCCGACTCCTCAAATGCCTTATCCTCCAACCGACGCTGCTCAGCCCGCGCCTCATCAGCCTCGGCCCTGGCATCAGCCCGCGCCTCATCAGCTAGCCGCTGCTCCTCAGACCTGGCCTCAGCCTCAGCCGCCTGCGTCTCCTGAAACGCCTGAGCTGCTAGCTGCTGACCTTCTTGAAATGCCTTGGCCTTCTCCTGTAGCTGGGCCTCAAAATCGGCCCTCGCCTGCTCCAGTGGGCTGAGGCTGAGGTCTTCCTGAGCTAGCACTGACCCCCGCTGAGCCAGCACCTCTTTCTCGATTTGGCGGCGCAGCTCTAGGTTTTTGCGCTCCTCCTCAAACTGCTTCTGTAGCTCCCTCCGCTCGGCAGGGTCAGCCTCCTCCAGCTGCACCCGGCGATCGACCTCACTGCCCAAAGCGTCAAACTCGCGGTTGCCCTTATCGCGCTCTGCATCCAACTGCTTCTGGAATGCCTCAGCTGCCGCCTGTTGCGACTTTTGGAACGCTTCAGCCTCGGTCTGCTGCTGCTTCTGGAATGCGCGATCGCTGTTGCGGCGCTCATCTTGGAAGGCGCGATCGTCGGCTTGTAGCTCCTCCTGAAGGGCTTTGTCCTCAGCCCGGCGCTGGGCATCGCGGGCCTCGCTGCGACCGTCGCGGGCGTCGTCAAACTCCTCCTGCGCGGCCTCCTCCGCGTCGGCCTGGCGCTCATCCGCAATGCGCTTCTCTTCGTCACGCTGCTTTTTGAGCGCGTCGGTCTCGGCTTTGGCCTTGGCCTCAGCGGCTTTCTGGGCTTTCTCAGCCGCCTTTTTGGCAGCTTCAGCAGCTTTTTTCTCGGCCTCCTCCTTCGCCTTTAGGGTCTCCTGGGCCAAGGTCACCCGGTCGTTGGCTAGGGTCAGCTCCACTGCCTTGATTTGCTCAGCGGTTTTAACGGCATCCTCAGACCCCTCCTCCTGCCCCTTTTGCAGAGCCTTGAGCTGGTTGAGGAATGTTTTGTTGGCGGCAATGCGATCGTTCAGGGCCTTCTTTTCCCCCGCCGCGACCTCCTCCTGCCCGCCCCCACTTTCGAGGATGGCGGCTTTTGCCAAAGCGGCATCGATCTGGAGTTGCTGGAGGGAGGCGGTGTTCGCTGTCGATAGGTCTTCCAGGCTAGCCGCCTGCTGCTCACTAGCGGCGGTCACCAGGTCGGCGATGTCCTGATTTACCTGGGCGATCCCCTTTCGGGCATCGGCGGCGGCGCTCTCGGCATCCAGGATTTCCTGATTGGCTTTTTTCACATCTTCAGGGTCGAGAATCCCGGCGTCGAGCGCATTCTGGAGCTGTGCCGCAAACCGTCGCGACTCGGCCAGTCGGTCTTCGTACCCCTTCTTTTCAGCCAGCAAAATGTCGCGCTGGCTGCCCCCGCTTTCCAGTAGCTTGGCGTTGGCGTTCTGGGTGTCAGTCTCGATTTTCTGGAGCGCCTGCTGGTTGTCTTCGACCAGGTCGCTGAAGCTATCCACCAGCCCAAAGCGCCGCTGGAACTCCAGCTTTTCCCGCTCCAGAGCCTTAATATTCAGCTCGATCGCCTGAGTGAACTGCCCGTAGGCATCGGTGCCAATCTTGCCAGGGTCGAGCGCCTGCTGCTGGGCATTGAGCGCCGCGATCGCCACGTCGAGGTTTTTGACCTTTGTGGCCGCCTGCGACTGGCTACCGTTGAAGGCTTTGGTTGACTCAATGGCGCGATCGCTAGCGCTAATCAGCGCATCTAGAGCTACCTTCTGGTCGTTGAGCCTCTTCTCCGCGTTGGTCGTGTCGGGCGCTAGCTGCAACCCGGCCAACGCAATGCCTGTCCCAGGGATGATCGACAATGCCTGCCTCAGCCCTGGGACACTGTCAAGAATCCCGTTAATGCGCTCCTGAATTGGGATCAGCTGAGCGGTGATGCCGTCGAGGAAGTCGGTCGGCGGCGGTTCTTTCGGGAACAGGTCGGTAAGTGCATCTTTGGTGGTGTTCGTCGCGTCCAGGGTGCGCTTCAGCTCCAGCTGCGTCTGCACCAGCTGCTGCTCAATCTGCTGCGCCCCCTTGCGCAGTTCTGCCCCGCCATCGCCGAAGCGCCCTACAGCAACCGACACCGCCGCGATCGCCCCCGCCAACAGCGCAAACTTAGCCGCCACCGCTGCTGTGGATGCCGCCGCCGTTTGGAAGCTAGCAGCCGAGGCCTGTGCCGTCGCCGCACTGGTAGCCAAGCTCTGAGAGAGCAGCAGGCTAGAGCGGGCCGTGTTGCCCTGCGCCGCACCCAGCAGGGTGACGCTGGCTGTAGCAGCTCCAGAACCCGCCACCAACGACACCAGCCCCGCCGCAATCTGGCTGAATGTGCCTGCGATCGCCACCGCCCGAACCGCCACCATGCGAATCAGCAGCGCCTGAAATGCTGCCTCCAGCAGCGCGGTGTTGTTGGTTAGCGGCTGAACCGCCTGCACCGCCGCATTGAGCACATTCACCAGCGCGGTGAATGTCGGGACCAACGTACTCAGCAGGCTGCCCCCAATGCCGCCCGCCGTCGCCCCAATGCCCGCCAACGCCCCGGCAATGCGGGATAGTGCCCCGACAAACTCGCCGACCTTCTTAGCCCCCTCTACAAAGCTGTTGGCCAGGTTCTGCACCAGCTGCGGGTTGGCAGCCAGCGCGTTGGTCACGTTGTCGAGCTGTGCGGCGATGCCCTCGCTGATGATTTTGGCAACGTCATTGAGCGCCGTGGCCAGCTGCGTCGCAATCTGCGGGTTCGCCTGGAGCACCTGGGTAAAGCGCGTCCCCGCATCCTCGATCGCGGTGAATGCGTCGCCCGCCTCAATAATCTGGTTGATGATGTCGGTGAGCAGCCGGATCGCGCCCTCCAGCCCCGGCGCAAACGCCTCGCCAAACTGGTTTCGCAGCGTGTCGATAGAGCCGCCAATCAGGTCGAGTGAGCCCTTAATGCCCTGCAAAAGCTGGGTGCCCGTCTTAACCGCCGCGCCCTCGCCCTGCTGGGAGAGGATCTTGACCTCCTCAGTCACCTCCTGAATGCGCTCAACCGAGGCGTTGGCGATTGTCTGGAATGCCCGCCCGCCCTCGATGCCAAACAATGCTTTGAGTACCAGGTCTTGGTCGCCTGCGCTCAAGTTGCCCAGGCCTGCCTGAATCTCAGGGATAACCTCTAGCAGGTCGCGCACTTGCCCGTCAGAGCCGCGCACACTGGCGGATAGCAGGTTGAAGGCTTCGGTAGCTTTTTTGTTGCCCTTCACCAAGTCGCCAACTTCAGAGTCGGCCCCAGCGCTGGCCGTTTTGAGGCGATCGAGCGCTGCCGCTAGGTTGGTGCCCGCCTGGCTGCCCTGAATACCGGCGTCGCCCAAAATGCCGAGCAGCACAGAGGTGGTGCCCAGGCTCTGGTTTGCAGCTGCGGCGGTGGGGGCTAGGAATTTCAGCGACTCACCCAGGCCTGCAACGCTGGTATTGGTGGCGTTTGCTGTGGCCACCAGAATATTGGAAACCTCCAGGCTCTGGTCAGCAGCCAGGCCAAACGCTCGCAGCGTTTTGCCGACGATGTCGCCTACCAGTTCGAGGCTCTCCCCGGTCGCCTCCGATGCTCGGGCAATGCCCTCCAACGCCTCGGCTGTCTCCTCAGCGCTGAAACCCGCTCGGGTCAGCGATACCGCCGTGTTGGCAATCTCAATCGGGGTCTTTGATGTGGCAATCCCCAGTCGCTCAATCTCAGTCACCAGGGCCGCAAAGGCTGGCGTCCCTAAGCTTTGGCTGATGGCCCCCGCCTGGCGGATCGCGCCCTCGAATTGCACAAAGCTGCCGATGCTACCTGCAACCGTGTTTTTGACGCTGGCGATCGACTTGTTGAATGCTTGAAAGCCCACCTGCGTGAGCTGTTGCCCAAACCCCTGGAGCACGCCCTGGAAGACGGCATTAAGCGACTTGGCTTCTCTCGCTAGGCCTTGAGTTTCAGTCTTCGCCTGTCCCAGCGCTGCCGTCAGCTCGCGCACCTGCTCGTCGGGCAAGTTGAACGCCGTGCCCAACTGTCGAGCCAGGGCGTTGGTTTCCTTCGAGTCCTTGCCCAACTGCGCGATCGCCTTCTGCACCCCGAGCACATCGCGCACGGTCTGTCCCGCGCCACCGCTGGCAATTTTGACGATTAATTCTGTTTCAGTGGCCACCGCAAACCCCCGCTATTACGGGGTGAGGGTTCCTAGCCCTTAGCCTTCGCCCGTGGCAGATCCGCTGGCCGCTGCTGCTTACCCCAGCCCCCCGATGCTGCCGCTGCGGCCTTCTCCCGCTGCTCCCCAGCCCACGCCTTGAAGCGGGTATCGTCTTTCTCTTCGGCTGACATCGAATGCCACGCCCGATCCTCCAGCATCCCGAGCACCACCCGCGCCGGTTCGCTAGTCGCTAGCCTGAACGCCTCCTCAGCGCTGGTATCGGGTTGTGCCGCGATCGCCGCCAGCAGGCTAATGAAATCGTTATGCGATTGCTCGGTGCTGGGCTTGCGAGGGTAGCGTGGTTCCGCTGCCGCATTCAGCACCAGCAGCGGCGATGATACCGGGCCATCGTCGCCCTGATGGCCAAACAGCAGCCAGCCCAGATCTGACGGCCGCACCCAGTCAGGGTCGATGCCGTTCAGCTCCAGGGCGCGACCTACGAGCCACGCAAACCGCTGGTGCTCCCGGTACAGCGCCTCAATGGGCCGCTCGTCGCCCTCTTCTAGCCCCTCCAGCAGTTCTTGCAGCTCGGCCATGCGATCGCCAAACTCAAAGATGCCCTTGCAGCTACAGCCGGGGATGATGCGAAACCCGCCGCGCACTGGGATCTCAAGGTCGCCTGTGGTCAAAAATTTGTAGGTGGTCATCACGCCCCCGGGTACTGCCAGCGGGCGCGATAGCCGCGCAGGTCAATGTGGGTAAAGCCCCTGCCGTAGGCCAGGCCGCCCCGGCTGCCCCACCACGGGTTAAGCGCGGCATAGACATCCTTGGGCCTCATCCCCGGCACTGCAAAGTCAACCGCGTCGCCGACGGTATGGCGAGACCCCGAAGCCCCACCGATCGCGGCATTCACAGCCGGAGGCCGGTAGCCAGAGGTGATGATAAAAGACCGATCCCCCAGAAGGGTGCGCGCCTGCTCCAGCGCCTTGGCAATGCCGACCATGTGCTTGCTCACGCTGGCATTGGCGGGCATCCTTGAGCCGCCCTTGGTCAGCTCAGCCCAGGTGAAATTCTGGCAACCATCGACAGGCGACAGTAGCCCCCGTGGCCCCAACCCTGCGATCGCCACAACCGTGCCCTTGGTGACTTTCTTAATGACGGCATCCTTGGGGTTATTGCCCGGCAGGTTGCCCTCAACAGCCGCGTGGCCTGAGTACAGGTGCCAGGTATTTCGCCCGCTGGGGTGCAGTGCGGCGAGGTCGTTTTTGGCTGGGTCAAACGTGACAACAATGTGGCTATCGGTAGCATCGGCGTAAGCCAGGATGGGATAATCTCCCGCTGCCAGGCTGGCCTTTTCGTCGGCCCCCAGCAGTGCCGATTGGACGGGCGATCGCTTGAGAATAGTTGGTGCGCTGACTGTGAGCGTTGGCATAGGTGGCCCTCTGTGCGCGTGCAGCCTGAGGGTTCCTAGGGCAAAGAAAAGGGCCAGCCGCCGAAGCGATTGGCCCTATTTGGAGAAGAACGTCATGAACACAAGCAGATGATTCCTACGCGGCGAGAACTAGGGCGCGATCGCCAAAGCCCTCACCGCACTAGGCCTACACTCCGGGGAAGATCTCCCGGTAGGGGTGGCTCCAGCCGGAGGGAATCGCGGCCAAGAACTCCATCGAGAACGTAGGCACTTCGCCGGTCAAAGGCAGCTCGGTCACGTTGATCAAATCCAAAGCGGGGAACTCGATTAAGCTCTCCTCAGAACCGAAGCCAAACACCTTACCGCGAAACGTCAAACGACCCAGCGCAGTAGCATTACCTGCCCCGCCGAATCCCTTGATGTTGGTGTAGGTGGTCGGCTTGGTGTAGGTGATCGTGTGCCCTTCTGCAGAAGAGTGGAACACCAACCCAGCCGGGGCCGCAGTTTTGTACTGGTATTCACCGCTGTTGGCAGGGGCCGTGGCGTTGGTGGCGGTGCGAGTCAGAGGGCCAACGATATCGTCGTACACGATGAACAACTCAGAGTTGCCCACAGTCACGGCTGCATCGGCGATCGTCACCGCGCTGTCCAGGATTACATCGGTCCGCACAGGGAACGCGACCGTGCTGAAGATCTTGGGCAGGTGGCCCATAATCAGCGGGCGGTTGGGGTAGCTGACAAACTGGGTGGTCAGGGTGAAGTTGTGGGTCGTCGCGCCCTGGGCAGCGGCTACAGTTTGTTGCCGACCGCCGACCTGGCCCTGAGCTTCCAGGGTTTCAGTCTCAGCGTTGTAGGTAAATTCAAAAAACGAGTTGGGGTACAGCTTCTGGCTTTTGCCAGTGCCGTCGCCCAGGGCCGTAGTGGCCAGGTAAGCGTCGCCGATGCCGCGCATGGGGGAAGTCCTCTTCGGAGTGCGAGAGGAGGGTTCCTAGAGGCGGTTCGACTGGAGTTCCAGTCGCTAGAGCTTATCGATCACCTGCACCTTGAATTTCACTTCGCCACCCCAGTAGTCGCCGGTGCGATCCTGAAACTGGAAGCCGATAATCTCTAGCCGCCCCAGCCCTGGCACTACCTTGCCCTGCATTGCGGCCTCTAACTGATTGGGCAGCGTATACATTCCTGTCTGCCCACGCAGCAGTTTCGCCCGCAAGTCACAGACGATCTCGTAGCTCCGCGCCTGCACCTTCAGATCCATGCTGGGGCGATCGCTGGGCTTGATGGCTGCCAACGCCACAGTGATGACGGCGGGGTAGTCATCCGGCAGCCCAAACGCATTCGCCTCATCCGGCATCGCTCGACAGAGAATGCCGTTTTGCCGTAGCGGTTCGAGCAGAGCCATCAGCGACTCCTCGCAGGCAGTGAAATTGAGCATGGGTCTCCCCGATGTGTGGGGGGAGGGTTCCTATCGAGGCATTGACGAGGATCTATGCGGCCATTGAGCAAAGCCCCTAGGGGTTAGCTTTTATGGTTTTGCTTCAAATCATAGACTCGCCCATGGCCACCGTCGCACCCGTCTCATGGTGAGACGATCTGACGAAAGAATGCGGGTTTTGGGGCTGTCTCACCTGAGACGAAAAGAGGCGCAAGGTAGCAGCGCCCGGAAGCCCTTATAAAGCGTCGATTTCTACTAGACGTAATCCCAATTCTGTAGAGTAGGATGGGAAAACAGCGGAGGGAGCCATGAGTACAAATGGTCAGGCCAAAGTCTTGACATCTAGCGAGATTGCTCAACTATTTTCGGCGATGGATTCTCCACGCGATCGCGCCCTGTTCGGCATCATGCTCTACTGCGGTCTGCGGGTGAGCGAGGCGATCGCGCTGCGACCCGGTGACCTCAAAGGTGATGTGCTGGTGCTACCCGCTAAGGCGACGAAGGGCAAGCTGGCCACCCGGCAGATCGACATTCACCCCAGGCTGGCTGAGCTGCTGGCCGACTATGGCAACGGAGGGGCTGAGTACCTGTTCCCCGGTCGCCATGGCCGAGGGCGGTTGGCGCGATCGTCGGCTGACTGGCTGCTCGACCAGGCGCTGGCCTATGCCGGGCTCGATGGACTGGGGATTAGCACCCACAGTTTCAGGCGCACGGCTCTGACCAACCTGAGCAATGTTGGGGTGCCCCTGCGGGTGATTCAGGAGATTAGCGGCCACCGTAGCCTAGCTAGCTTGCAGCGCTATTTAGAGGTCAGCCCTGAGCAGAAGAAGGCGGCGATCGCGGCGTTAGAGTTTTGAAGCTAAATCCCATCGGCCCAGACCGTGCGCAACACCAGGCGACCCGCCAGGCGATCGCCCAAAATAGCTTCCACCCCAAACGCGCCGGGGATATTGGCTTCCCAAAAGAACTCGCCGCGCAGCGCCACCTTGTCAGCGTTGTCGGCCTCGAAGCTGGCCAGCTCCGCCGCATCCTCAAAAACCTCGGGCAGCACAAAGCCATCGCCCATGCCCACCCGCCAAAACGTGCAGCGCCCCGCCTGCTCACTCTGGACCCCCTGGGGCATCAGCGATGGGCTGATGAGATAGCCCGCCACTTTTTGACCAGACAGTTGCCCGTCGCGGCTTTCGGGGCTTTGGTAGGCGTTGTCTTTCTTGGGCTTTAGAAAAGCTGTGAGCACCACGCTCTCGGTATCCACGCTGGGGCTGCCCAGAGCGTTGGTGCTGGTCGTGCCTGTGGGCACCTCAAAGAGGATTGTGCAGTTGGCAGGGAGTAGGGCCATGGCAGCGGTAAAGTGCTGCCGGGAGGGTTCCTAGGGGTTGCCCTCTGCCTGGATGGTAAAGCCGCCATCGTAGCCGCCGCCCTTGAACGATCGCAGGGAAGCCGCCCCAACTGGCGTAATTTTCCAGTGATAGCGACAGTTTGCCGATCGCGCTGAGCCTAGCAGGGAAGCCACCCGTGCCTCGCTAATAACCAGGCTGCCTGACTGCACCGTGGCGGTGTTGCCCGCGTCAGGGCGAGTCAGGCCGCTGCCTAGAGCCAGCACCACATTGGGTGTAGTCGACTCGGGGATACCTTTGGCGGTGAGCCGGTAGATCCGCAGGGCGATCGCCGCATCGGCATAGGTGATTGCAGGGTCTTCCCCGGTGGGCTTAGTAAACGTCCAGGTCAGTCCCGCCACGTCTGAGCCTGAGTAGATTGTCTTTTTGTTGAGGTCGTCAGTCACAGTCGCAGCTCTCAAGATCGAGTGTTGGCATGAGAGTGCCCACACTCAAATCTGGGAGCCGGGAAGCCAACACCAACGCAGGGTATTCGCCCGCCAGCTCCAGCCCTGGCACCAACGCGCTGATATGCACACAGGGCACACAGCGGGCAAAGCGCCGGGGCGTTGCGCCGGGGTTGAGGCCGAGCGGGTGAAGATCACCCTGTAACCCTAGTGGGTAGAGGCTCATGGCCGTCGCACCCGCTTGACGGCCGTGGCTGGGCTGGTGGCCAAATTGCCGTCTTCGTCGCGCAGGTCAAAGACTGCGACCACATTGCCCGCTGCGTCTTTCTGGGTAGCGGTGCTGTTGGCGTAGTCGATCGCATGGTCGCCGATCGCAACGGCCTGACCTGCAACCTTGGCGGCTTGCAGGTCAGCGCGATCGCCTGGCAAGAACCCGCCATCAACCTCAACCGTGACCGGCGTTGGTAGAACCGTTACTGCCACATCTTCTGGTTTTGCCACCGGGTAGGCCGCGATCGCCGCGCTTGCCGCCTCTTGGGTTTGTGCTGCCGTCAGCGGCTTCTCAAACTCAGCGCCACTCCAGTCAAACGCCGGAATGCCCGCCACAAATACACCGCCCCTCAGCAACACCGCCCCGTAGGTGCCTTCCGCCCCGGCCATCGTGGCTCGGTAAAGCCCTGGCAGCGTGGCGCTTTCGGTCACTGCGATCGGCGGGGCGGCAGGCTCAAGGTCGCCACTGGCCCCGATGAGCCGCACCAATAGCTCTGCTGCTAGCCCTGAGAGGCTACTGCCCAGTGTAAAAACCAGTTGATTATCCATTGTTTAATTCCTTCTTGTTACCTACCTAGGGCTGCATTGACGACAGGCAGTATGGTGTTTGCCAGCAGGGTGTGCCCCAGCGCCGTGGGGTGAGTGCCATCGAGGTAATAGGTAAGGCTGGTAGTGTCTTGCATCTCAGGAATAGCAGCCACATTGGCCAAGCGCGGAAAATTAATAGTGTCTGCTGCCAGCGCTGCATTGTATGCCTGCTGCTGTGTCAGGAAGTTAGCAGGGGTGTCTAATCCGCTACGGGGGAGAGTGTTCACGAACACGATGGGCAGCGCTGGGTAAGCAGCCCTAACGTTTTGGACTAAAGTTATTGCCCTGTTGTAGGTCTCTTGGCCAGTAGCACCAAAGTACATATCATTAGTGCCGCCCCACAAAATCAGGCAGTCAAATGGCTTTTCGGCCAGGTGAGTCAGTATGTTTGAGTTCATCTGAATCAATGTTTGGCCACCGACTGCATAGGTGGTGTAATTGTCGGCCCGTACAGCAGCAACCTTGAAGGGGTAGCGATCTTCTGCCGGTACGCCTTGCCCGGAGTTGACTGAGATTGAATCTCCATCGATTCCAATCTCAGCAGTAATAACACCGCCTCTGCTTACAAAGAGAAAATTTAGTAAAGCTTCAAAACTCAGCCACTCATTTTGAGTCAGCGCGCCATTGCTAACAAATAGGCTAAGCAGCGGCCCTGTAAACGCAGAGTTCACGTTTACTTGGGTGGCGGTTCCGGTGTTGTTGTTATTCCTCGCAAACCCCAGCATAATCACGTTTGGCGGGGTGCCGGGGGCTGCCGTCGTGCTTCCAACTACTGTTCGCTTGTTGTATACCTGCATCAAATTCGCGGCAGACCGAACGCAGTATTTAGCGCCCAAATTTGTCATTGACGGCAGATCTCTGCGGTTGGCTAGGCTAAAAGCAGCGAATGAAGAGTTGCCGACGGTGTTGCTATAGCCCGAGAAAATAGCGTCAGTTCCATTCCTAAACCCACCGAACTCAATCCCGGAACTTGCTGCAATAGCCGCACTGTTGAACCACCCGAAGCCGGCTTGATTCGGATCGGTGATTCCCGTGGAAGGATTGAAGTTCAGGTTCAAGAATCTAGAGTTGCCGCCCTGCACGCCGGTAGCTAAAACATTGGCAGCCAAAAAGCCAACATTAGCCATGCCAGCAAAACCCCGGAAAGGCACTGCGATCGGCCCCACATCCCCCGCTGAAGCCGGAGCCAGCCAGAGCCCCGCTATTTTGCTCTTGTAGGTATCCCAAGAGATGCCAGGCATCCACTGAGTTGAAAACGCAGTATTTAAGATTCCTGCCTGCGCAGAGGATAAAGGCGTTGAGGCAGAAGGGTTGTAGGCGCTTTGGTAAGCAATTACGTCTGGGTGAAGTTCATTGTCGACAGTCACCGAGTAAACGCACAGGGCATCAGTGTCCGCAGTGCCAAAGAACTTGATTTCTAGTAATGCCGATCTGCCAGCTGCGATATTAGTCGGCCTAGCTGCTCTCAAGAACTGCCAGCCAGATGGAAGCGTCAGGCCTCTGGTCGCGCCACCTGCCAGCAGTTGCACCCATACAGATCTACCCGCAGCCCTATTGCTGGTAGTTAGCGTCAGGTTCCCGGTCAAAGATATCGATTGGTAGCTGCCTGTCAGCGCCGCCATATCAAGGTTTACCGTGGCTGCGGCCCGTGTGGCGACGGTTGATTGCAGCCCAGCCTTGGCGTCCAGTGCCGTCGCTAGAGCCGCAGGCTGCACCGCCGTCTCAGCCAGTAGCCCCTGGGCAGCGGTAGCGGCCCCCAGCGCAGCCGGACTTAGATTGGGCCGCCCCGCTAGGTCGCCATAAGCCCCCGTCAGCCCTACCGTCGCGATCGCACTCAAATTCGCCTTAGCATTCAGCGCTATCTGCTGCGGCCCCGAAACGGGCTTGGCTGAGTCGAACGTGTTGTCGACGTTCGCCAGCCCCACGTCAGCTTTGGCCAGGGTGACGTTGCCCGCCTTACCCGCCACCGTCTGAACCGGCGCAGCAGCAGCGGCCACCGCGTCAAAGTCGGCGATGGTTTCGGCTAGCTGGATACCTTCGTGGTTGGCGCGATCGCGGTTGGCAGTGTCGCGGCCATCTAGCTCGGCGCGAACACCAGCAACGGCTGCATCGGTTGAAAATTGAGGCATGACGGCAGCGGTATAGTGCTGCCGTGAGGGTTCCTACTGGGCTAGGTCGATCGGCCTCAGGCTGAGTGCCCCGCTGAGTGCCCCATTGGCATCTACTGATTTCCCAGGTATGGTCGTGCGGCGGAGAGAATGCGCCATCCTAACGATGGGTTGAGAATAGTGCCTAGTGATTGAGGCGGCACATCTTGAGGCAGCTCTCCCATGCTTGCGACAGGCTTGTCTGACAGTACAATTCGATGCTGATATGGGTCATCAGAATCGGACTCAACCAAGTAGGCCCCCATCTGTAGCTGTGGATGATGGGCGATGAAAATAGGATCTTTTAGTTTGGTTCTCATTTGATTATGGTGATCTCTACATTGTTTTCTTGAGCCCACTGCTGGATTTCAGGGGTGGGCCTAGTGCCCTTTGTGAATGTCAATCCTGCAATATCCGAGGCCTGAACCTGCCCGTGGACCTGAGCTTCAGTGTAAGCGCCTACAGTAGCTCGGTTCAGCTCAGCGACGTTCTTCGCTCTAGCCATGCCCTGCAATGCTGCCCCGGTGTCAGGGTCATCGACCACCCTCTCCTCGCCAATCGCAGCGCCTCGGATAGCACCCGCCGCACTGTAGTCTTTAGCAGGCACAGGCAACCCCCCAGCGAACGAGTCTTGCCCCGCTACAGTGGCCCGGTCTTTAGCCTCGGCCTTTAGCCGCACAGCCACGGCTCCGTACCCTGCCGCACCAGTATGTGCCGCATTGTCTATGTCTGCCGTATCTGCCATGTAGCCATAGATAGGCCGCTGTGCATAGCCATTGTCAGCGATCGCAGCCCCAAACATAAACGACTCTTGAGAGTCCCGTCGGTTTTGATAGTCAAGGATATAGTAGGCTTCGTCGGTGATATCGTCGTCGCTATCTCTTAGGGCTCTGGCAAACGGGTCTTTGCCTTTGGGCAGCGTTACGCCTTCCGGTGCCAGACGTCCAGCCGCCAGTTCACCAGAGGCCTTGAACCTCCCATCAGATATGATCTGCCCTAAAACTTGCGCGTCGGGCACCCGGATATAGATGTCTGATTTGTCCAGGATCTTCTGGGCATTAGACTGGGCTTTGCTGACGGTGTCTTGCCCAAACTTATCGACTAGGGCTTGGTTAACCTTTGCTGCCGTGTCTGCCCTGCTGATGATTGCAGGGTTTGTCGGGCTAGGAGACGGGGTACTAGGCAGTGGCTTCGCTACAACCTTCGCCGCTGGCTTCGGTGCCACAGGCGGCGCATCCCCCGGCTTCCACACAGCCTGGGGCGCTTCAGTCAGGCCCGCCCGCTTCTCCCAGTAGGTGGGGCCGTTGTTGGGCTTGGTGCCCAACTTGGCCATCTCCTCCAGGCGGGTGGTCTTATCGGCTGCGATCGCCGCGTCATCCGTCCATCCCCGCTCTGCCCACTTAGGCAGCCAAGAACAGGTTATGCACCTGCATCTCGGGTGGCTTGGGGCAGTTACCTCGCCTAGCTTATAGACGTTGCCGTGCCGGGCCAAACAGTAACTACACAGCCTTTCGGAGGGTGTAGCCAGCCACTGGATATGGGTTATGCCATTTTCGGCATACCGCTGCTGAGTGGCGGTATCAAAGCTCGACATGATCTCGGTGCGAGCGATCGTCTCGGCCTTCGACTTCAGCTGAGCCAGCCCAAACTGCCCCTGCATCTGCTCATTGCCGCGCAGCATCCTGGCCACCTTCTCAGCGCCCCACCCTTGCAGCAGGCCCTGTTCGACCACGCCAGAGACAGCGGTCTTGAAGTTGTCGTTGTAGCGGTAGAGCCGCTGCACCCCGTCACGTGCCTGGGCGATCGCAGCCTCAATGGGCACGGTCGTAAATTCTTGGAGCGGGTAGCCAGGGTCGCGGGCACGCACCAGCTCATCGGCCATCTTGGCCCCGCTCTCGTGGCTGATTTGCAGCGCCTCAGTCATCAGCGCCTCGTACTCGCCCTGCATCTCGGGCCGCACGATCGCCAGGGTCTCGCCCAGCTGCTCCATCAGCAATAGCCGCCGCTGCACCGCATAGAGGGAGCCGTCGCTTTGCCATCTGGGGTAGAGGCTGCGTAGCTCGCGCTCCAGGTTGCGGTAGCTGGCGTCGAGGCTGTCGGCGATGCGGTCTGTCACCGCCGCGTCGAGTTCGGTGGTGGCCGAGTCGTAGCGGGCCACGATGCGCTCGATATCGCTGAAAGACCTAGTCGCCATTGGGGTCTTTGATGGTGATGCCGAACGAAACTTTTGCCCCTGGGTTGGCGCTGGCGATGTTGAAGGCGATCGCTAAAAACTGGTCGACCGGGATACCGTCGACGCTGCTGCCCAGAAAAACGTCGACGCCAGGGATCTGGTAGTTGCGGGCGCTAGATGACTGGGGCGCGATCGCCTCATCCGTCTGCTTTTTGGCTTTCTTTTTGCCCACGAAAAACCCCCAGGATTGCTACGTCCTGAGGGTTCCTAGGGGTTAAGTTCGGGTGGCCTAGCGATTGATCCTCACCGAGTTGCCCCCTAAGCTACCCCCGTTTTCCCGCTCAATCTCGCGCCGTTCGCAAGGGATAAACAGGGCATTCAGCAGGCGCTTGGCATAGCGCCGCATGTTGGCCTCATGGCCTGCGTAACGGCTCCCCAGCGCCCACTCCAGCACGTCGGCCTTAATCAGCCCCGCCTGGTCAGCCCCGGCGAAGATCGCCGCCTCAGCCTTCTGGTAGTTCTCAATCCAGCCCTCGATTTTGGCCACCTGTGCCTCGCCAGCAATCACCGGCACGCGCTCAAGTTTGCGCTGCACCAGCTCCACCCAGCGAGGGGCATCGGCGGGCAGGCCCAAGATCTCCAGCACGTCGGCGCGGGTTTGCTCAATGTCGGCGAAGGGCATTAGTCGTTACCCCAGGCTGCGATCGCGGCGGGGTCGGTGGTGTAAGGCGGCTTCAGGATTTTGGGGTTTAAATCCCACACCTGTTGCAGCGACTCATAGCCACCATCGGGGCGGTTTTCGAGGATTGCTTTGGCCGCGCCCTTGCCGATGGTGGGCACGATTTCGACCTCACGCACGGTGCCGAGGCTGTTAAAGACCACCAGTGCTTTGGGCACCGCTGGGGTAGGGGCGATCGCGTTGACTGGAGTTCCAGTCGGGGGCTGGGGGGTGTTGCCTGGGGGCAACGGTGTTGCCGGGGTGGTTGCGATCGCCTGGGCAGCCAGTAGCCGCCGCTGGCGCTGAAATCCTGTGATTCCCATGGGGGTGCTCGGTAGAGGGATGGGTGGGGCGGAAGGCCGTCCCGGTGTGGCTATCTAGCCGTTGGTGCGAAGGGCGGCGATGGGAACGTTTTTGCGCTCCATCACGCGAACCCACGATGCGGCGGTTTCTAGTTCGGCGTCGGAGGGGGTTTGACCTGCAACAACACCTTGCCAGCGAACACCTTTGCAGTGCATCAGGAAGTGGCGGCGGTTGGTCAAGAACCCTTGGCCAGCCAGGATGTCGCGGTCATACTCGACGGCGATTTGCTGGTTGAATTCGCCCATGGGCATGGGGTCTTCACCAAAGGCGATCGCGCCGTTGCCGAACAGGTAGGTCGTGTAGATAAATCCGCTGGTGCCGCCAGCCACTTTGGGCATGGTGTCGTCAACGATGACGGTCTTACCGCGATAGGTGCGGATAGGGGTTGCGCCCTGCTCAGCGGGGGCCAGAAACTCAATCAGGTTTTGCTTTTCGAGTTCCCAGTAGATGTCGCTGTGCATGGCGATACCGGCGAAGGCATCCAGGCGATCGCCCAACAGGGAGAAGGCATCAATCACAGCACCAGAGCTGATTAGGTTGCTAGCGGCGGCAGCGTTGCCGTCGGCGATAGAGATGTTCTTGACGTGCTCGTTAACCATGGTGGTGCTGGCGAAGATGCCCTTGAGCATCAGCAGCAGCGTGGTCTGCATGTCGCGAACCCAGTAGTCGGCAACCAGGTCAGCGATCGCGCCGCCGGGGTCAGCCCCAGACAGAGCACGGGCTAGGTCTTGGCTAGACCAGGCATCGCCGCGCCGCTGAACCACAGCCTCGTCTTGGCTAGCGGTAATCTTTTTGGTTGCAAGGGGAACGGTCTCGCTCAGGCCCTGGGAACGACCAGACAGATCCTGGAAGAACGGCATCTGGACGGTTCTAGAGCCCCGAGTGATGAGGTCGTTGTAGCGGGTGTCGGTCTCGACTAGGCCGCTTTGGATTAGCTCAGATTTTTGGGCGGTGCGCTCCTGCATGTAGGGCACCCAAATTTCGGGCTCGATGATATCGGCAATTGAGGTAACTTGGCTGGCCACGGTAAGGCTCCTGCTAGTGCGTGTGGTGTTTGCGTTTCGCCTCGGCACTGCCTCTGGCGTGGCCCCCACAGGGGGCGCGTTGTGGGGGGAGCATTCCCACGCGCAAAAAAGCCCCAGCGCAGTGGCCAGGGCGTGAGGTTGTAAGCATGTATGCAGGGTTAAAAGGCCAGCCAGTGCCGCATCCTTTTCAGCACGTCGTCGCTGGTATGGCCGTCAAATGGTGGGGCAGATTCCAGCTCATCGGCGCGGCACAAGTCCCATAGGCGATCGGGTAGGTGGTAGGTAATCGAGTTGCCAAACGTGGCTATGCCGCAGATGAACCAGCCCTCGTAGCTGCTGCCGTCATCGTGCTTGCGCGACTTCCATGCGGAGGTGATGCCGTAGGGCCTGCTGCTGTCGAACGACTTGAGCAGCGCGAGAAACAGCATGTGCCGGTGCTCGTAAAGCTCATCAAATGTGTGGTAGCCGTCTGAGGTTTTGCCGGGGATGCAGGGGACAAAAGACTCTGTCCCTGTCGCCTCGCTTATAACTTTGACCCCTGGGACTGTGTCGAGCATGGTGGCGGCTCCGAGATTGAGAGAGTATCGCCACCATGATGCCCTATCTACTTACCTGCCTCTGCCTTCAGGCGATCGTAGAGGGGCTTGTTGGTCTTAAAGAGCTTCATCTGCTCGGTGAGGTTGCCTGCGCCCTTGAACGGGTTGGGACCGCTAAAGCCACCGCCGCCGGTGTTGCCCGCGCCAGTGCTGCCTGAGCCGCTGCCACCCTTGGGCTTGAACAGGTAGGCCTCAGATGGACGCTGGGCTAGGTCTTGGACGAACTGCGCCGGGGTTTGGCGGTTGAAGTCGCCCAGGTCGATGAACAGGCTGCCCTGCTCGTCAAGGGTGAAGCGATCGCCGTGGAGCCGCAGGAAGTGGTCGGGGTTGATGACACCATACTCAGGCTTGCTCAGCTCTGCGATCGCGTTGGCCCGCAGCTGCGCGGCTTTGTTGGCAGCGGCCTCAGCTTCGCGCTCTGCCTTGACGGCCTCGATTTTGGTGGTGTAGTCAGCCTCAAGCTCTTTGCGAACCTGGGCGAATTTGGCCTCCAGGTCACCGGCTGAGGTGGTAGCCGTGGTGCCTGTAACTTTGGCGGCTTCGAGGTCGGTCTCTAGCTGGCGGGCACGGTCTTTGGCGGTCTTGGCTTCGTTCAGCAGCTCGTCGCGGTTGGCGAGAATGCGGCGCTTCTCAGCGTCAAATGCTTCGGTGGCGGTGGTCAGGCGGTTCACTTCGGCCTGGGCATCGCCGGATAGGTATGCGATCGCGTCGTCAAGGCTGGTGAAATCTGCGCGTAATTGCATGGTCTGGTTCCCACGGGGAGGGCCACTGGCCCGGTACGCAGGGAGGGTTCCTAGGGCTTTTAGCCGGTGCGGCGGGTAGCATTAAGGCATTGCGCCTGGTTCATACGGAGGGTTTCTAATGCTCAGCAAAAGTTTCAGGCTGCTGCGGCTAAAGCTTTCAGAGGCTCTATGGCGGTGGAGCTTCAAGGTCAAGCCGAAAGAGCGATATAAATTAGTCCGCTTTAGTCATCAGGTGGTCAGTGGTATCGACAGTGACGGGAACGTCGAGACCATCGAAGCTGAGGGATTTCGGCGGGTAGGATAGGGGCACCACCACCAAGTTTTGAAGCAGATGCTCTCACCCGAAAATTTAGAGCGGTTTATGTCAAGCCTGGGCAGGTTTTTTGGGCCAGATGATGGGGCCGCGCTACGCCTGGCAGATCGCACCCCCCTACTGCCAGAGCAGGCGCGATCGCTCATCCGAGAGCATGGGCAGGAGTTTGCCGAGCGAGTGGGGGAGTTGGTGTCGCTGGCTTGGAGCGTAGAGCGGGCGGTGGAGGTGGTGAGCGGGCGCGATGAGCAGGGCTACCGGCTAGTTAGCCAGTACATGGACTTGCCCCGCCCCCTAGAGGGGCATGAGTTAACAGACGAATACGCCAATCATGTCGCTGCCACCTACGCCAGTCAGTGCGAAGAAATACGCGTACGCGGTGAGCTGGTGTCGCGGGGTTTCGATTTCGATAGAGCGGTGGAGGCACTGTCGAGCAGTGGGCGTTCCACCTTGCCAAAGCCTATCGGCTACTACAATCGCCTGCCCCAATACCCAAGCTGCCCCTACCCGCCCCGCCACGGCACCCCCAGCAGCTTTGTGGAGGTGTGCGGCGATGAGAACGTGGGGCGGGTGCAGACTGCCTGCGATCGCTGCGCTTTCTACAGCCCACCGCCCAGCTGCATGAGCAACAGCGCCAGCGACCCAGCGCTAACCTGCGCCCTGCACCCTCTGGGGCGACCTGAGGGGCGTTGCGGCGATTGGGAGGATAGACGCACCGAAGCGGCGGCGATGGCTCGGGGCAGGGCAGAACTGAGGGCGAGGGAGGCGTATGGAGAGGCGATAGTGCGGCGGCGACAGCCTGAGGCTGAAGCTGAGATTGAGTTGATGAGACGACGGACTGAAAGGGCGGTGCAGGCCATCACGCAAGCTCACCAGCGATCGCTACTGCCAGGCGATGCGGTCACCCACGAAACCACCGAGGAGACCTGGCAGTGGGTGCAGCATTCCGATGGCGGCCAGCATCGGGTCTTGCTCAGCCGCACCACCACCCGCCACTATGCTGATGGGCGGCGTGAGATTGTGACTCAGGAGTCAGAGCGGTCGCCCAGGATCGAGGCCCGCACCTTCATAAACGGCATTGAGCAAGTGGTGTGGTTTGAGGGAGGCCCCGGCGATCGCGTGCTGCCTGAGCGACCTTGGCTGTACCCCTAATCCTCTTCGTCGCCCTCATCTTCAGCCACCGCCACAGGCTTGGGCAGCGCACCCTCCAGAATGCCGTTGGGCACCGCTGGCCGCTCTGTCTGCTGCGTAAACTCGCCGTCGAGGCGCTCCATCTCTGCGGCTGGCGTCCAGTCGTCGGGCAAGCCGATTTCGCCGTGCTGGAGTAGCCCCAAGAAGGTCTCGGTGCTCAGCTTGCCAGCGTTCACCACGCCGGTCAGGGCGCTGAGGAATTGAGCATCCATCGCGGTGAGGTCAAAGTCGCGGTTGACGGTGGTTGTGGGGGCCTTGGCGGGGTCGATGCCCATGTAGGCGCAGTGCAGTTTCAGCGCACCGTCAAGCGCCTGCTGTAGGTTCTGGGCGAGGATAGATAGCTGTGAGTCGCCCTGGCTGCGATCGAGGCGCTTGGCCTCTGCGCTCTCACCGACGTTCTTCTGACTGGTCATCGTCGACAGGCCCAGCTGCATCATCTCGCTGGCGATCGACTGGAGGCGCTCAAAGTTAGGCTTGAATGCGTCGGGGCTGAGGGTCACCCACTCGGCGCGGGCCTCTGGGTTGGGCAAGCAGACCGCCTCATTCACGCTGCCCACGCTGCCCAAGTCTTCAGGGCTACAGCCAAAGAAAAACAGCCGGGGCACCGCCGCAACGTGGAGCGAGTTATCCATGTCCGCGCTGATTTGGTAGTGGCGAATATTTAGATGCAAAACCTCAATCATGGGGGGCGAGGTCTTGTGGCCCCGGCGATCGCTGTGGATGAACACGAACGGCAGCTCTGTCAGCCCGTCCATGTCGATCGGCCCAGCCTCAACCATCAGCCACTCGCCCTCTTTCTCAGGGTCTTCCTGCCAGATCTGGTAACTCACGCTGCGGCTTTCGCTGCCGTCTTCACGGGTCGCCATGCCCACGCCATAGACCAGCACCTGCTCTACGTCTTTCTCGCCCCATTCGCCATCGGCCACGGTCACCGACTGGAGCAGCCGCACCTGGGTGCGCTTCTTCAAGCCGTTGGTGGTGGTGTGGCGCTCGGCCAAAATGCGGGGGCCAGGGTAGAGGCTCCAGTAGGGGCGAATGCCTTGGGCCTGTTGGTCTGCCAGCGTGGCGAGGCCTTCCGTGTTGGGGTAAATAATTTCGATGCCTGCGTGGCCGCAGTGGATGGCCTCACACAGCGCGTCATAGGCGAACTGCTGGAGGTCGCTGCCCTCTTGGTCGCAGTCGTCTAGGTGGCCGGTCACCGCTGCGTCAGTGTCATCCTCGCCGGGTTTGTAGCCTGCGATCGCCCTAAATTCTGGCTCACTCAGACCGCCGGTATTGGCGACGCGCACGGGCTTTCTGAGGATTTGGCTGGCGAAGGCACGCACCAGGCGAGTGTAAATAGGTGTGAGGGTGGCACGGCCCAGGCGTCGGTTGTAGGCGTCGGGGTCTTCGCCGGGTTCCATCGGCAGGTAGGCCTCGCCCAGCTCGCGCATGGTGCGGGTGCCTGCTCTCACGGCCTCTACGTCGGCCCAGTCGGCACTCAGGCGCTGGTGGTCAAGGCTGGGGGTGCGAACGGTGGTTTTGTCGCTGCCCTTGGGGTCGCCATGCTTGGCCGTGGTGCTGGGGCCAGGGGTGGCAAAGAGGTGGTCGCGTTCGTAGTTGATGGGCATGGAACCGCCTGCGCTGGTGCGCTGGGAGGGTTCCTAGGGGCGGGAATAGGTGCTTGAGATGGCAACTATTCCAACGAGTTTGCGCCGCTTGAGGCGGTTGTAGTACGGCGGATTACGCCGCAATCTAAGGGGCGATCTCAGCGGTTAGCCCAAATTTACGCCAGGGTCGTCGTATACGGGTCGAGCCAAAATCTTTGATGACAGAGAGATAGTGCCAGCGTATTTTGACTCCATCTACCCTGCGACTTTCAAGATCTATCTCAGCTCCTTGTTTTTTCGCCTCAGCATTTATCCATTGAATCATTGCCTCCTCAACCTCGGCCTTACAGTTCAGCCAGGCCTGATGAAAACCTTTGGGCGTGCCGTCATAGGGCAAATGCCACAGCGAATTTGTCTCGGCCTCTACTGAAATCTGGGTGTTGGGTCGCTTGGTTGATGGCCCTATGGCCCCAAAGTTACCTACCACCAAAAGCTGGTGAATCACGTTGGCCATGTTTCGCGGTTTCCTACATCTGCCGGGGCGCTACTCCCGTCCGTGCGCATGGGATCGACGGGGGCTGGGCTGGGTTTTGCTTCAATATAGCTTCAGGCCGCTGCGCTGGGCCTTCCACACGGGCGGCTGACGGAAGCCGAGCACCACAGCGTCGCCTACGTTAGGGCTGCGCTTCAGGCGTTTGCGGGTCTTGGCTTTGTCCTCAATCCGCTTTTTGCCCACGCTGGTGGTCTCCCAGTAGGTGCCCGCGAGGTCTTCCATCAGCATGTCTTCGTAGGTGCCCAGGGGCGCGATCGCAACCTCGTTTTTCCTGAAGGCCTCGCGCAGCTGCCAAAAATCCTCGGCCTTGGCGTTGAGAAATTCTGCCGGGTCGGTAGCCGCTTCGCCCCAGTGAACACCGTGGGAGCGATGGCCCTGCTCTTTGAGGATGGCCTGAGCGCCAGAGCCACAGCCGCCTCGGTCGACGTGGATGCTGCCGGGTTGCTCCTTCAGGGCTGCGATCGCCAGGCCAGCGGCGCGGGTCACGTCCTCCTGGTCGCCCTTGGTGGGGATGGTGACGGCATGGTACAGCACCGGTCCACGCCATCGTGCGATCGCATGGTCGTCGCCACCGTCGCCCACGTCGAGGCCGTAGCGGTGAGCCTGGGCAGCGGCCTGCTTATCCCAGTATTCGGGGTCGGCATCGTACCGGGCGCGGGCGGCCATGAACCAGGTACGGGGCACGATGCTCTGGGTGCTGTCCTCGGGGAAGAACCCCTCCACCCGGCTTTGCCAGTAGGCGCTGCCCTCGCCATATTTGGCACGGGCCTCCTCAATCCAGGTGATCGACACCGCGCCGGGGATGGGGTCTTGGGGGCACCAGTCGGGCCACTCAGCGGGCGATCGCACGTCGCCGTCTTCGTTCAGCAGAGCGGCGGCCACCTCAGGTTTGAGGCGGTGCATTCCGTCGGGGCACTGCTCATAGGCCCACGCCACGTTGGGGTGGTGCCACACCGGGATGCGGATGTGCTTCTGCTTGCAGGCCTTCTCAAACGCGCCCCCGGGTTGGATGGGGTTGCCCACCCGCAAGAATCGGTTATCGGCTCCAGTGGCGCAGCTGCTAGCGCCCTCGTCAATGTCTTGGCTGATGCCGCAGGCCTCATCCTCAATCACCAGCAGGCGGGGATGGTGTACCCCCTGGAAGGCGTTGGAGTTGGTGTCGCTGGCGGTGAAGCCGTAGGCGCGGGCCTCTTCGCTGAGGCGTAGAAAGGTTTGGCCGCGATCGCCTGGCAGACCTAGCTTGCCGTGGGTCTTTCGCACCTCACCCCACAGCAGCTCTACCACCTGCCGCTTGGTGGGGGCTGTGGTGATGCAGAGGCCACCGACCGCCAGCACCCACCACAGCACCAGGCAGGCGGAGAGGAATGTTTTGCCGCAGCCGTGAGATGCCTGCACGTTGGTCTCGCGCTCGTCGCGCACCGAGCGGCAAATGTCGCGCTGCTCGTCGGTGAGGGTGACGCCCAGCACGCGCTCAATGAAGCCAGTCGGGTCGGCGGCGTATTCGGGGTAGGGGGTGGTCTCGCCCTCGGCTAAGCCCAGCAACCCCTCCAGCTCACGCGCAAACTCAACCTGCTCTTTGCCTAAGCCTGGTTTAGCCATCCGGCCTCCCGGAGCTTGGCCAGCAGCTCACGGGGGGTTACGCCACGCTGGAGCAGCAGGCCGATCAATGCCGTGTCTTCGACGGGGGCCAGCTTCTGCCGTTGGTCGATGAGTTTGCACAGGCCAGTGATGGCCGCGCCAAAATTCTGGGGGATGGTGGGCGACATCAGCTCGACGCGGGCCTGGACGATCGCCTCATCGATAACAACCAACGTGCCTTCGATCGTGCTGCAATCGGTGAAGCTCAGGCTGGGGCGATCGCGTACCGGTGCGGCCTCTCCACGGGGGCGATCGAAGCTGACCACCTTGGGCCGCTGCGGTGGCTCGGGCTGGGGCAGGCTGCTGAGTAGCGCCTCCCAGTCGTTGCCTGCCTGGCGATCGGCAGTCATCCACCGCTGGATGGTGCGGCGGCTGGCAATGCCACGGCGCTCGATCTCTGCGATCGCTACACCCTGAATGAATAGCGCTTTGGCCTGCTCTTTTTTGCCGTCGCTGGGCATGGTCTGCCTGCTGAAATGTCGCAGGGAGATTTCCCACGGGGCGCGGCTTTGCGGGGGTATGGCGCAGGCAGTGACGCAGGCGGGGGAAGGGGTACGATCGCAGGGGCAGAGAGGGAGGGGAGTCGGGGGCACAGGCAACAAAAAACCCGCCGGAGTAGGGGCGGGTCAAGCATGGTGTTGTGTGTGAGCTAGCTTATTTCTTTTTGCTCTTGGCCTTGGCCTTGGCTGGGGCGGGTTCTGCCTCGGCGGGCTTCACCCGCTCCTTGAACAGCTTACCTGCGCTGAATGCTGGCACCATCGTTGCCGGAATCACCATGGTGTCGCCGGTTTTGGGGTTGCGGCCTTCGCGCTCTTTGCGATCGCGACGCTCGAAGACGCCGAACCCAACTAAGGTGACTTTCTCGCCCTCGGCCACCGCGCCCATGATGGCCTCGACTGTGGCGGTGATGATGGCGTCGGCGTCCTTTTTGGTGATGGTGCGCTCTAGGGCTGTGCTGGCGATTTCGGTGGCCTTATCGACTAGCTCTTGCTTGTTCATGGGGGTACGGCACAGTGGGCGACTCAGCCGTTATAGCACGGCAGAATGAGGGTTGCAGCCGTTGGCAATAAAAAACCACCCAAGGGGTAGGGTGGCGCGAACTCTCGTTAGGAGATATGTCTCTTGTTCTGAGGATGCCCTACAGGCTGAGGTAATCGCTAGCGCTCTGGTTGGGGTTGCTGTGGACGTAGCTATTTGTCGTTGCAATCGACGCATGGCCCAGCAGGTCGCGCACCGCCGCCAGTGGCATTCCGGCCTCAATCAGGTGTGTGGCTAGGCTATGGCGAGCCCAATGGCAGGAGGAATGGGGGCAGTCCGCCGCGATCGCAGCCGCTTTAAACAGGTCATGCAGCTGGCGACGGTTGAGGCCAAACACGCTGGACCCGTCTGGAACTCCAGACCGCAGCGCGGCGACCTCCTCCCACACCGCCGCTGACACCGTGACCGATCGCCACTTTTGGCCCTTGCCCAGCAGCCGCACCACAACCCCGCCATTGGCCTGGGGTAAACAGTCTTGCCATAGCAGGCCGCACAGCTCACTCGCGCGGGCACCGCTGGCATAGAGCAGCCGCAGGGCCGCGTGGGCTTTGCCCTCAGGGGCGGCGGCGATGATGGCGGCGACCTGGGCTCGGCTGAGGATGCGCTCGTGGATTGAGCTGGTGTCTTTGGGCGACCTGAGGGCCGTGGCTGGGTTGCGGTCGATATGGCCTTGCTCTTGAGCGAACCGCAGCAGCGACCTGAGGGCGGCAATCTTGCGGCGGACGCTGGAGTGCTTTAAATGTCGCACCTCTACCAGGTGTGCCTGATAGCGCTGAAGGTCGCTTAGGGTAAGGCTTTCGAGTGGGCGATCGCCCAGGAAACGCAGCGCTGCCTCAGCGTCCCTCAGGTATTCCTCTTGGGTGCGCTTAGCCCGCCCGTAGAGCCACTGTTCAAGGATCTCGATGGTTGAATTTGTCGCAGGCATGTCCCATCCCCTAACTCTCGTTTGGGGGGATTATTCCTACGGTGCATCAAGGCTTTTGGGCATATCAACCACGCGCTGGCATCAGTCAAATGACGCATTGTAAATGAAGACTCTATGAAGGCAGTCGGAATACCGCGTAAGTACTGAGATATAAGGGGTTGAGCGTGGTCATGCTTAGAATCAAGCCGCCAGTTCAGCGCGGCACTCACTGCGACCGCCACCCCGTGAACAAACCCCCCGTAGAGACCGCCTGGGCCACGCTACGCAACGCCCAAGCTGGGGCCAAGCAACCACCCCTCGCCTTAGCCTTATTCCGCAGCTACAAAGCCAACCCCAACCAACGCCTGCGCGATCGCCTGGTAGTCGCCAACATGGGCCTGGTTGAGAAGGTGGCGAGGCGATTTACCCATCAGTGCCAGGTCGAGTTTGAGGATCTGCGCCAAGAGGGCGCAATCGGCTTGACGAGAGCCGTAGAGGAATTTGATCCCGAAAAAGGGTATGCGTTCAGCAGCTTCGCCATCCCCAAGATCAGATCGGAAATCATGCACTATATGCGCGACAAGGGCTGGGGCCAGGTGCGGCCTCCCCGTCGCACGGTGGAAGACTATGCCAAGGTGAAGGGCACCCAGCGCCGATTGACTGCGATGGGTCGGCCTATGCCTGCTGATGAGGTGGCTGAGGGACTAGGTTTCACGGGCGCGCAGTGGAAGTTTATTGAGACGGCCCGCGAGCAACCTGCACCCATCAGCCTGGATGATTCGCCGATTGAGCTGGAGGCTGAGGCCGCGCCGGAGGAGGCGGGGCAGGCGTGGATTTTTGAGCGCCTGGCCGAGCTACCGCAGCAGCAATACGAGTGTGTGGTGGAGTCGGTGTTCGGTCAATTGGCTGATGAGGCGATCGCTCGGCGAAAGAAGTTAGAGCCAGCCGCAGTACGGGCATTAATCACCGCAGGGCTGGAGTCACTGAAAACCCAAGTGGAGGGCCGAAAGCATGGCTGATATTGAGGCGGGCAAAGAGTATCGGGTGATTGCGCCCAGCAACCTGCATAAGGGGCGGGTGATTGTGGCCTCTGATGTGCGATCGGGTATGGCGATGGCCTACATCAACGGGAGTCCCTATCCGTTTCTGCCGGGTGAGCTGGAGGCTGTAGTACCAGCACCTCCCAAGCCCAAGCGCCCAACCCCGGCCAGGCGGGCAGCACTCTACAAAGCGCTGCTGGTGAAGGTTCAGCGGTGCTCTCTGCCGACGGAGCTTCAGGAGGAGCTGGCAGCGGTCTTACAGTTATGATTTGCAGCGTCGCCACAGGGCAGGAATGAAGGCGGCTGAGCACGCGCTCGGGTTGGTCGGTGAGGCTGAGGAGTACTCTGGCTTCGTCCATGCGGCCTTGGGTTAGGAGGAGGTCTATTGCCGTTGCGATCGCGTCAACTTCCAGGGTGCTGCGATCGCGTTTTTCGGTGTAGGTGTAGGGCATGGCGGCGGGGTGAGGGGCACCTCAGATCGTAACGCTGGGAACCCTCCAGGGGCACTTAGGGCCTGCATAATGCAACACACCACCCAGTCTGTAATTCTTCAATCTGCCGGCACCATGCCCATCCCTGATGTGGGTTCAGTGGAGCAATTTGGGTTAATCGGGGTGATGGGGTTTTTGGTGCTCAAAGAGGTGCTGGCCTGGTGGCGCGGCAAGGAAAGCGCTGAGGATCAGCTACTGGCCTCGCTGGTGAGTGACCTGCGATCGGCAAATCAATCGCTAATCGACAAACTTTTTACGATGCAGGCCCAGCAGCACAAGGATCAGTCCGAGCTGCGGGCGGAGCTGCGTGGCCTGTGCGAGCGAATTGACAAGCTTCTGTGAGGTGCCGCTATGGCAATTCTTTGGTTGGGGCTATTGGTGGGGCTCTACGTCGCTCCGGTGCTGTGGATGCTGGACTCGGAGTTACGGTTCGAGCGACGCAAGTAGGGTGCGGTAGGCACGGGCAACGATGCGGCGATCTTGGGGCCGCATGGTCTGGAGGATGGTGCGGGTGGCGTCTTCAAGTTTTGAGGCGGGGATTAGGCGATCGCCTGCTTCGAGAGCATGGCCAGCTTCCTTGAGCTGCGGCTCGAAGGCCTCGGGGAGGCGGATCATTTTGGTGGGGGTTTGCCAGTCGGCGGGGCGGGCCATGGCTGCGATCGCTGGGAAGGGTGGTTTCATTTTGCAGCAAAAAGCCCCCTGGCATTACGCCAGGGGGCTTTTGTTTGGGTGGGGTGGGCAACAAAATTAGCCTGCTGTGCATTCCTCGCTAAGGCTAGACCACTCGGATCGCGGTTTGCCGCAATCCACGCAGAAGCCAGGTAAAGCTGGGCCTAAATCGATTTTGTGCACTTTTTTGTGGTGCAAAAGCCTTTCTATATTTTGGGATTCTGCCCGTAGTACCCCAGACCTTACCTGTGAGTCATCGCCACAGTTCAACCTCATCTCAATCTCCTCTAGTGCGGTAGGGTCCACATGTTCTCTTTCGGGCTCAGCCCCAGGATCCCCACCTCCTGAATCCTGGCCCACCGATACCCCTCGCGGTAGTCGGGGTCTTTGAGCAGCAGGGGGTCGAAGTTGTCGCGACCGCCCAGGCCATCGCGCCCGCCTAGGGCTTGGGCAGTGCCCCGGCAGCACGGGCGCGGCGGGGTGATGGGTCGGCCATGGGCAGCGGCTAGGGCCAGCGCGTGGATGCGGGCGGTGGCTGCGTCGGGGGCGTGGTAGTAGGCGGTGTGGCCTGTGGTGAGGGTGACGGCGTAGATCATTGGTTAGCCTCCTGAAGGACGGCGGCGGCGATCACCTCAGTCCGGTATTGCGGGCAGCAAAAGGTTTCTGAGACTCCCTCCATCCACTTTAGGCAACCGCCGTGAGCGCCGTCAGTATCGGCAATAGAGGCCATAACGCTAGGGCTTTGGTCGAAGTGGGCGCAAGTTTTACAAGTGTTGAGTGCGTTGCTCATGGCTGCTCCTTTTCGGTTAGTCGCTGGTTGAGCCAGTAGTGCAGGTGCCCCCGACGTAGCAGCAGAGCGGTGGGCTCGTGGCGCTCGATGTAGGCGTCTTCCAAAACCTTCGGAGGCATGGGCTGCCCGGTGAGGAAGATCATTAGGTTGTCGTGGGCGTCGTCTGGGTGGTGCTCGGCAAAGGGCTGCATGGCTAATTTCCCAGGGTTTGCAGGGCATCAACGAACTGAACGCAGCTTAGATCGCTGTCTTGGAATGCAGCCCAGAGCGAATCAAAGGCGTCCTTCTGCTCTTGGGTCAGGCTCCAGTTGAGCTGAATAATCTTGGCCTGCACGGTCTTGGCTTGGGTGGTCATGGCGGTGTGGTGAGTAAGGTTTTCAGGGGCCAGAGGTGGCCCCGTGGGTTGGGTCTAGCTGCGGGTGAGCATGAACTTGTCCTTGGTGGCGATGAAGACGCTGGAGGCAGCGGCCTGTATCGCGTCGTCGGGGGCTCCGTCCATGGCCGCAGCGGCGCGGCGGTAGGCTGCGGCATACAGCCCAGCCATCTTGTCCATGTACTCTGCGATCGCTTGGGCTTGGCTGACTTGGCCAACATCAGCAGTAGGCGGCACTGCCTGAGATTGGGGCAGGGCTGATGGTGCAGTGCCACTCAGTCGCTCAATATCCCACCCTGGCTTACCTTTTTTGCTGGTGGGGATGAGGTTCACCTGGTCGCCGCGCTGGAAGCGATCGGCCTGCTCTGGGGGCATCTTGCGCCACAGCTTGCCGCCCTCAAGACCAGTGCCCTCAAACAGCACGGAGCGGTAGTCGCCATACTCGTTAGATTGCAGCTTGCTGATTGCCCCAACAGTGGCGGGGATCTTTTGCGCTGCGTCTACAATCGCCATCGGTCAAATCTCCAAAACTACAGGTGGGCGAGGCCAGGTGGCTGGCCCCAGGGGCGGTTAGGCGGCGATCGGCGGGGAGGAGAGGGGCCAGAAGTCGAGCACATCCAATGCAGGAAACTGGGCAGCAGCGGCCTCGGCAATGCGATCGTTCAGGCCGTTGCCGAAGAAGCCGCCGGTCTCGAATTGGGCGTTGAAGCCATCAAACACAAACTCACCGTTGACGCGACCACCGACCTGGACGCGATACCAGGAGCGACCGCTGCCGCGTTCATCAACGCGCTCGCCAACCAGGTCGCCGGGGAAGCAGGTGCGGTTGTTGCGATCGGGGCAGGTGGCGGCAACCTCTACCGGAGAGGTCGTTGCAGCGGGGGGAAGGGCATGTACAATCATGGTCAAATTACCTCTAGAGGGTGGTTGGCGATCCTCGTTCCGGTGTCCCTGAGAAAGAACCGGAGCGGGGGTTTGTCGTATCTGCCCTCACTACGCTGTGGGCTGCGGCGCGACCCCTACGACAGGGCCTCAATCATCTGGGGCTTGGTGAGGTGCTTGCCTTCCCGAACCCCGCGCCAGGCAATGCCCCGGCGGCTGCACTCCTTCCGCAGCTGCACGCTGGTCATCTTGGCGTAGGCGGGTGCCTCAACCTTGATGACTGCCACCGCGATCGGGGCAGCTACAGCAGCGGCCATCGCGGGGACCGGGCGGGCGGTCAGCACCTCAGCCTCGGTCAGCAGCTCCTCCAGCGTGGGAAGGTCATCCTCCACCGGCTGAGGCAGCGGCGCGGGCTCTGCGGTGAAGAGGCAGAGGGCAGCGAACAGAACAGCGAACAAGAAGAAACCGAACATGGCGAAAACTCCGAAAACTACAAGCCCCGTGAAGTGAGGGGGCAATGCCGGGGCGGGGAGTCGAACCCTGCCTGCTCCAACCGGCGAATGTTAGTGGTCTTTGTCGTCCGCTCGGTGAAGGCACCTACCAGGGGGTTGAGGGGTTTTCACCCTGCCCTTGCGGTTTTCTCCCCGCCGGGTATGTACCTACTGTAAGGCACTGGCCTACAGCTGTCAAGTGTCGTACGAGAATTGACAAATACTGCCGGGGCGCTTACTGTTGAGGTGTAGTTTGTCGTGAGACAGTAGAGGTGTTGCTATGACGACCGCCGTGAAAGTTAGGATCACCCAGGATATTGACGCCCCAGGGCTTGGGGCCAAAATCAAAGCAGCCCGTGAGGCCGACCCTCGCCCGGTGGGGGAGTTGGCCAAGCTAGCGGGCATCAGTCGAGGTTACTGGTACGACCTTGAGGCTGAGAACGTTCGCGCTTCGGTGCCAGTGGCCACGGTGAAAGCGATCGAGGTTGTGCTGGGGGTTGATTTCGGCGTGGGTGCTGGCGATGAATAGGCGTCAGCCCAGATGCCGGAAGCGCGCAAAGGATCGAAGCGTTCTTGTTTCGGTCAATGGCAAGCCTCTCACCCACGCGAGGCCGCCAGCACCTCGCCAAGAAATGATGGTTTCTGGCACCGTCCGCATAATTCGACGGGTTCGGGTAGGCGTGGGGGGATGGGCTGAGTACGCCGCAATTGGAAAGTACCAGGTTGAGCGACCTAACCTTGAGGCACTGGGGTATCGATTCTCTGATGGCGTTTTTGTTTGTGCGATTGGAGTGCCTGTGTACGCAAGAGGGGTAGGCATTGAGCCGGTCAAGCTTATTAAGAGGCTTGATTTCAGCCATCGCTCAGACTCCGACATGCGCAATAAGCCAGCCTGGGCTGCGTTGCCGTGGCTAGAGCCCGCGATCGCGGCCATCTATGCCCAGCGCGACGAGATAACCGCCAGCACCGGCATCCCCCACGAGGTTGACCACATCCATCCAGTGAACCACCCCCGGCTGTGTGGGCTGACGGTGCCATGGAACCTCCAGGTGATACCCGCTGTGGAGAACAAGCGCAAGTCAAACAGGCTGCTGTCTTGACCCCACCGCGATCGCCCCTGCATACAGAAAGACCGCTGACTGGAGCTCCAGTCAGCGGTCTTGGTTTGGGTGGTGCATGGTGCCACTATTGGCCTTTCAGCAAGCGCTGGTGAGTCCAGCTGCGGCAATTTTCCTGAAACCACAAGGAGTTTGGGCTGTTGTTGTCAGCCTTGTCCTCCCAGATGTCGCCATAGGCACTCATCTTTTGGCAGCCGTTGGATGGCCCGCTACCGATGGAGTCAATGCCATGGAATATTGCGGCGTCGCAACCCGCAGCGGCTAAGGCTAGTAAGGCAAGGAAGATTGGTTTCATGATAGGTCGATGTGTTGTTATGGCTGAATCACCCCAGTACGGCGGGGAATCGCTGGAGCAGGGCATCTTGCAGGTCAGGATCTAGGGTTTTTGCCTCAGCAATGAACTCATCGCGCCAGCTCACCCAGGCGGGGCCACCACCAGCGATCGCTTTGCCGGTGACGGCTGCTGCTGCCTGGCGCAGGCCCATGGTGGAGGGCTGCTCTAGGAGCTGGCGGGCGATCGCATCCCAGTCCACCGCGTCGGGGTTGTCGGGGGTGGGGGTCTTGAGCAGCGACTCATAGCCGGTGAGCATGGGAATGTCGGCTAGGGCGCGATCGCTCTTGGGCGTCGCCCGATATTGGATCTGCCCGTTCTCTAGCCAGAAGTGCCAGAAGCCTGACTGGGTTTCCCGCAGCCGCTGCTCATCGGCGTCGGTGACGAATTGCCCGTAGAGCTGCTTGGCCCAGGCCACCACAAAATCAAATTTGTTGCTGCTGGCCTCCCCGGCGCAGAGCACCAGTTTTAGGCCCTGCATGGTTTTGGCAGAGCCAAACAGGTCGGTGCCGTTGGGCGACTGGGTGACCAGGCCTAGCCAGTGGCCATCGCTGCGGCCTGTGCGAATGTACATTTTGAGCAGCCCCTCAAACCGGGCGGCGACGGCCCCATAGGCGGCTTTATCCTCCTTCTCGGTTAGCGTTTGTTTGGCGTCTTGTGCCTGGTCGAGGATGGTTAGCGCCTCGTCAATGATGAGCCGGTGGGGAGACTTGGCCTGCACCAGCCCGGTGAGCATGGAGCACAGGTCGTCTAACTGGCTCAGGAATGCCTGGTCGGCAAACTTGCGTAGCCGGTAGGCCCGCCAGCCCTCAGGGGCTTTGTCTTCGCTTTTGAGAGTGATGTAGATGACGGGGGCGGTGCTGGGCACGCAGTCGATCAAGGTGGTGGTCTTGCTCGACCCACTCAGGCCAATCAGCACCAGGTGCTCGCCGTCGCGCCAGAGCAGGCGATCGACGGGGCGATCGGGGGCAGTGGTCGTAGGCTCAGCCGATTCGCTCCCAGGTTCCGTCTGGGCGCTCTTCCCAGATTCCGGCATCGTCGTTTCGGTCGTCTGTGCCTGCGTCTCCACTGCCCCCAGCGGCTTTTTTGCCATGCCCGCCTGGATTTGCTCGATAAAGGGCTTCAGCAGTTTCTCCATGCGCTCGTCATCGATGTAGCGGCTGATGGCCTCGTTGTCGCCTCGCTCGATGCTGGCTCCTTCTTTGCCAGCGACATAGGTGCCGCCAGCGGCGATCGCCCCGGCCATTGTCCACGCCAACCAGGGGCCAACACCAGGCAGCCACGCGCTGAGCACCAGTGCCCCGCCGATCGCCAAGGTACCGCCAACCATTTTGGGCAGCAGGTCGTACCGCTCCCAGCAGGCATCTAATGCCTCCTGTTGCAAGGAGCCCTTGGCCCCCAGATAAATTGCTTGGGCTTCTTCGCGGGTCATCATGCGGCCCTCCGTGCGCGTTTACGAATCCAAAACCAGATGGCTAGGCCAAAGACGGTGATGAGGGTCATCACCAGGTTGCCTTTGTCGATGAACTGCACCAGCATGATGCCGTCGGGGGTGCCCTCTTTGATGGGCGGCCAGAAGTTCCAGCAGGCGACGATGTCCACGATGTAGGCGGGGATGCTGAGCCACATGCGAGCGGCCCGCTTTTCGTTGGTTGCGGCGGGTGCCAGAAACTGGGGGAAGACCTCCAGGTATTGCACTGCCGCAAAGCAGCACAGCCCTGCCAGCCTAGCGACGGGAGGGGTGCCGTCAGCCCCCATCAGGGCGGCCATGAAGGAGGCATAGGGGCGGATGTTGCGGCTAAAGACGATGCCGATGGGAATCAGCAGGGCGTAGATGACGACCCGCAGGGCACCGTTGTCGATTTTGTGCGGGTCATTGGCCAGAGTTTTGGCGGCATTGGTGGCGGCGCTAGCGGCTTGGGTGGCATACTTGCGGGCCTGCTGGGCTCGGGCGTTATGGTTGGTTGTTGCGGTCATAGTCCACCTGTCTTCGTGAAAATGAGCGTTTGATCGTTAGTGATGGCGATGTCTTGAACCACGCCGCCGATGACGACTCCGGTGATGCCAAAACGATCGCAGACGGCTTGGCGGTCGGGTAGGCCTGGGATGGCTAGCCCCGCCTGGAGCTGCCCTCTGGAGACGATGCAGCCCTGTTGGTAGCGCTGGGCGGCTTTGCTTTGGGCAGTGGTGACCAGCTGCTCCTCTTGCCAGGCATCGAGCTTGTTGCGCTCAATGACCAGCTGCACCTGCTGCCGGGTTCGGGTTTCGGTGTCGAGGCCAGCGGCGATGCAGGCAACTCCTGCGATCGCCAGCACTCCAGCGGCGGTGATTTGAACGATGTTTTGAGCGATGAATTTCATTTCTTGTCGTCCTCCATGCTCTGGAACAGCACCTCTTCAAATTTGCTCAGCGGGCTGGTGCCGCCTTCGACCTTGGGCGCTTTGGTGCTCTTGCGAAACAGGGCGACGCCCAGGCCCGCCGCGCCCAGCAGAAGGATGCCGCCCAGGCCAAGGAGCACGACGTTGGAGCGCACTGACTGAACATCGCCCGTGCCGGCGGCGGCGATCTCGGGCTGCACCTGCTGCTGCTGGGGCAGCATTGAGGTGTAGACCACAGGCACCACGTCGCCGCCCCAGACGCAGAGGCCATCGTCGGAGAGGTAGCGGCGGGCCTCAAAACCGTCCATGTTGGGGTAGGTGGCCAGCAGTTTGGTGTTGCCGTCGGGCATGGTCAGCGTCCATGCGGTGTTGCCGTCGGGCTGGCCGATGGGAACTACTTGTTCGCAGCTGGGGCGGAAGGCAATGTCAGGGAAGCCAGCGGGTGATTTGTTTTGGCCTTCTCTGACTGTCCAGGTTTGGCCGTTGGTGTCGGCGTAGGTGTAGCTGCCCATGCGCTGCTGTTGGGCGATTCCCAAGGGAGGTTTCACCAACGCTGGGGTGGCGATCGCAAGGGCTGCGGCAAGGCCGGTGAGTAGGGTGTGTTTCATGGGGGTTAACAGGGGGGTTAATTACCGGGTATTAACGGGTTAAACCCCCGATTTAACGGGGGTAAGGGCGATCGGTGTGAGGCGAAAAATTAACGGGTTATTACCGTCTGATTACCGGGGTTAACTACCCCGATGCTGGTAGCTCTGCAAGTGCTCTTGAGCCTGGGTCAGCAGGGCGATCGCCTGCGCCAGATCCCAGTCCTCCTCAGCGCCGGGGATGAGGCTGGCCTCTTTGAGGCTGTGGGTGATGCAGGTCAGGGCTGCGGTGGCTGGGTCGGGCTTGGTGGCGGTGGCCCAGAGCTGGGGCTTGGGTAGGTCTGAGGTCAGGGCTTGGAAATGCTCCTTCACCAGCGATCGGCATAGGCCGGTCAGAGTGGGGTGCTTCCACTCGTGGCCCTGGCAGTCGCAGTGGTAGTAGCCCAGTTCGTGCTGCTTAATCTCAAGGCCGATCGCCTCGAAGATTTTGTTTGCGCCGGCTAGGGTGAGGGCGCGGTTGGTGGCTTTGGTTGTAGTCATGGCGGTGACTCGGTGGGGTTTGCGGTGGCGGTGGGCTTAGGGGTAATCGGTGATCTGCGCTCTCACCTTTTCTACGTACTCATCAGTCGTTGGCAAGCCATAACGGATTAGCGCCTGGGTGGCCCAGTAGGGGGCTTTGTAGGCTTGTCGAGACAACCAAGCAGCGGCGCTGTGGAGAGCTTCTGAGCTGGACTGGGACATAGCAGATCTACGGCGGTAGGTGGACTGCGATCGCGTGGGCGGTGGGCTTAGGCGGCGGTGTCGTCGTAGGGGTTGCTGTACTCACCAAAGCTGCCAGTGGCAGAGGGCAAGTAGCGGTTGTGGGTTGCCCCTTGCAGCTTCCAGGCAGGCGGCTTTAACAGTGAGAGGGCCGGGGCCACATCGAAGGTGACCTCCTCGTGCTTTGGGAGGCTGTTCAGCTTCTGCTGGGTCATCTCCCCAACAGTCCCCCAGAAAAACTCCCCAGAAATACCGGACACCGCAAAATCAGAAGCTTCGTTGGCCGCTGCATAGACCGCCTGTGAATAGGCGTCTTGTAGGCCAGCGACTTGCTGAATGTCTTGGTTTAGGCGGGTTCTAAGGGCATGGGCCACAGCTGTACTCTGGGCCATGGCTTTGCTCTCGCTATGGCTGGGGCCAGAGGGGGCGGGCTGCTCTGCGGTGGATTGGGGCTTGGGTTCGACGGTGAAGCCTTGGCCTGACTTGGCGCGTTCGTAGGCTTGGCGTTGCTTATCGTTCATGCTCATTTCCGAAATTCCTCAAATAGGGTCACTACAGCTCGGTCAACATTTCGATCCCGCTTCAGGTACTCAGCCAGAAAGCCGCAGTTTGCAAGGTCTTCACGGGTGTAGTAATAACGCCCTTGAATTTTTTGAAGCTCTGCCCCGACATACTTTCTCCAACGCTGGAGAGTTTGCTTGGGGAGGCGGCGACCTGCGAGCTGCTCAAGATGACATTTGGCCTTTTCGGCGGGAATTAGCGCGGTGGTTAGGGTACTCATGGGCACCTATCGGGTACTCATGAGTACTCTTATAACGCTCTAACATTATCCTGTCAATACTCCAGCATTATTGTGTCAAGGGCGATCGTACGTATTCTTTCCGGGAAAGTCGGCTAGCCTTACGATTGAGTCATTAACCAGCTAGTAACCTGCCATGACCCCAGAAGACATACAGGCGATCGCCGCCGAGGTGGTTGCTCAGCTCAAAGCCAGCGACCCCGACAGCATTGACTGGGGCACGGTGAAGATGACCGACCCGGCGAATCCCAGGCCACAGTGCGGCAAGCTCGACACGCCGACCTGGTTCAAGTTGCAGGCGATCGCGGTCAAGTCCTACGAGGGGTCGCTGGCGGCGGTAATCAAGACCGCTGTGATGTGCTACGTCCGGCAAAAGTGGCCAGTGCATTGCGAAGACTTTCGGGCGATCGCGGCCCAGCACAACCTGACGCTGGAGCAATGCTTAGAGCAGCTGGTCAGCGGTGAGTTGAAGATCTAATGCGGGTTTCGCTTCAAAACCCCATAAAGACTCGGTGAAACCCTAGCCACCACTGGCCTCAGGTGGGCATCCTAGTGGCACCGTTTTAGGAAACCGCCGCCATGATTCGCCACCACATAGCCTTAGCCGCTGCTGCTCTGCTGATTGCAGGCTGTGGCTCACCCACGCCCATTGCAGAGCAACCCGCCGAGGCAGCAGTAGTTGCCGCAGCCCCGGCAGAGACGGACTACCTAGCCCAGGGAAAGCAGCAGGGTTATGAGGCTGCGGTGGCCGCGCAAAATGCCGATGTGGGTGCATGGGCCAGCGTTGCAGAAAGATGGGGGTGGGCTATCAACTCCTTAGGCCTAGTGCCCGCCGACCATCCCGACTACGCCACGGCTCAGGCCAAAATTGAGGAGTACACCGCTAATCAGAGCGTGGCAACAGAGCGCCATGCCGCCTACGAGGCCAAGTCAAGACAGACGCAGCTGGAGGTAAACCAAGCGCGGGCCGCAGAGGCTAGCCCTGCACCGCTGAATAGCTACGGGAACGACCCAGCCGCCAAAGCTCTCGCCTCCTACGAGGTCGAGATCCGCAAGGCCGACCCCGATGGAATGATAGTGACCAAGCTAGAAGGCTTGGGTACGGAGAACGCTGCTGGGGTGACCGTCACCGAAGCTTGGCAACTGCTGCCCGCCGTATCCCGAGAGAACAACGCCCAAGACCTGCACAAAATCTGGGTGCTGGAGGTCTTAAAGGCTGGGGGTAGTCACTCTACCGCCCAGATCCTAATCTTCAGTCGCCACGGCGATACCATCGCCCGAGTCTCTGCCGGTGGGGTCAAGCTCAACGAATAGCCACCGCCACCCAAAACAAAGCCGCCGACTGGAACTCCAGTCGGCGGCTTTTCGCTAGTTGCCTTCGAGGTGGTCACGGAAGATTTGGCCAATTTTGTCGGGGTCGTCAGCCTCAAACCCCATGAAGGGGCGGGCGGGGAGGGCTTTTTTGCTGCCCGTCTGGTGGAAAATTCCATACTCCTCTGAGGGCTTCACGCGCACCTCGTTGCCGCTGACGTTGAACGCAATACTGGCGGACAGGAGCGCATCGCGGGTCAGGATGGAGCTCGCCTTACCCAAGCGCTTCTTCTCGGCCACTGTCGCAGGCTTCAGCGGTGCCCAGGGCTTTCCGCCTGGGTCTTTCTGAGACTGGAACCGTTTTTTGGCCTTATTCTCTAGCAGCGCCCCGGTTTTGGCCAGTGGCGCGTTGAGGTTTTGCAGGCGGGCGACTAAGTTATCTGCGGCCCGCACTGCGCTGCTGCTAACGTCAATCTCGAACATGCTCCGCCCCAGTGTGTGTGGGGAGGGTTCCTAGAGATGGGGCTAGGTGCTGAGGGAGTTTTGATTCAAAATAGGGGTACCACCACGAAGCCACCGCCATGACCTTCGACGAAATTCAGGCCACCCTTGAGAAAATGCTGTCTGTGCAGCGCGATTTGCAAGAGAGCCAAATCAGGCTCTTGGCATCCCAGAAAGAGCAGAGCCGAATGATTGACCGCCTCATCGGCTACAGCCTCACCAACGAAACCGACCACCTAGACCTTCAAGAGCGCATGAACCAGCTCGAAGAACGAATGCGCCGGATGGAACGCTAGAGCCGCCGTGAACTGATGACGTTTTGAAGCAGAAAGGGAGAACTAAAGCCATGACCCAGGTTTGTGTTTGCGATCGCTGTGGCACTCCAACGGCTGGGGGGACATTCACCCTGAGCGGCTGGTGGCAACTGGTTACGGAGTCCAAGAAGCGGCGCACAGCTCAACCCGTTGATAATCAGCTGTCCGCCGATATTTGCCATCAATGCTCCAGTGATATGGGCATAGAGTTCGTTTTGGAGCCAACTCGCCAAGAGCAGTTTGAGCGATGGATGAGAGAGCACCCAGGGCGTTCAGGGTTTGAGGGCCTGCGTAGAACATCGCCCACTGGAGCCTACGTCGGTGATGTGACGTGCGATCGCTGCCAAACCGATTGCTCTGAGCGGTATGCACGGCTGTTCAGCACTTGGGTGACAGAGAACCAGGAAAACCTCTATGCAGACCTTTGCCCTAGCTGTTTTAAGGCGGTGAAGATGCCAAGCATGAGCCTAGATAGTCATGCTGTATAACCGCCTAGAGGAACGACTTGTAGAGCAGCTTCAGGCCATCAGCGATGATGACCTGCTTTCACTGCGACCAAAAGCCGCTTTAAGGTTGGCCTGGCTTGCCCTTTTGTCAGGTTGCGCGTGCCTGTTTAGCCAGGGTGAGTGATGGAATACATTAAATCCAATCGAAAGTAGCCTCTACCGCCGCCGCTGGGGCTGCACCTGTCGCCGCAGCCAGCGGAAGGCGCGAGCCACCGGCGCAAAGCACCCCTTGAAGAAGTCAACCCAATCCTGTACGCGGCGGGTCATGCGTGGGCCTCGACTTGGTACTCAGAGGATGGGTCAGCAGCGACAGGACGACTCATGGGATAGGGCAACGTTCTTATGTCCCCAGGGTTGCTAGGTGCCCGTTCTGAACGGTAAGCATCAAAGCCATCCAGCCTATCAGCAGCAGCCCGCAGTATCCGAGCCACCTCGGAGGGGGGGAGCGTTTGTATCAGTTCTAGAACGGGGGCAACTGGGTCTATTTCGTCAGAGGGGCTGTTTCCTTCAACGATCACTCGGTTGAACTGTTCCATGGTCATTCCCAATGCCTTAGAGAGCTTGTCTCTATTGTCACCATCGGGAAAAGACTCGCCCTGCAACCACCGGCTAACGGTTCCAGAGCTGACGCCAATAGATCGCCCAAAAGCCCTGCCACCCTGCTTTTCAACCAGCGGGCGCAAGACTGCTGCTAATCGGTCGCTGGCCTCAAATTTCATAAACGAACGGGCGTAGTAGTCATCAGGGATACATCTCACTAGCGTTACACCTGCGGTCTCTCAACGTCTGTTGACACAATGCTTCTTGGATTAATTGACTGATTGCTCTTTGGTCCTATTGACAAAAACGCTGCAAGATCGGATCAATGGAATCACTGAGTTGATCTAACCCATGAAAGAGCGGCACATCATCACCATTGGCATCGACCCGATTGTCTACGAAGCGCTGAAAGAGCACTCCGATACAACGGGCATCCAAATCAAGCGCCTAGCTTCCACTGCGATCGCCAAGTGGCTCCGAGAGGAGCACGGCATCGACATCCAATATCCACGACCGCGCTCCACAGCCCTACGCCGGGCTACCGACAAAGTCCCTACGCCCACCACGGCTGCGTGAGGGGGCGTGCAGCCATGAGAGCGAACCAAAATTTCTCAAAAACAAACCCCCTCCAACCGGAGAGGGAGTGTTCAAGCCTGTGCCACCACCGCCAAGTGAGTATCGGCCAGAGCTTCATTAACCCGAAAACCATCGAAACCCAGACCAGCTACCAAAGGGAAAGGGGGTCAAATGGCTGACCCCAAAAATATAGCAAACCCTAGCTCTGAGACAAGCAACATCGGCTACATGGCCGATCGCAGCGTCCCCAACTGGGGCAAGTCGCACCCGCTGCCTGAGCTGGAGGCTGTCATTGCAGAGCTAAGCCAGCTGCGGGCTGAGGCTAACCACGGCGATCGCCAGTGGGAGCAAGCGCGAACAGCGGCCTACAGAAAGGCTGGTCGCCTGCTGAAGGTCAAGCCTGCGCGCACAGGCAGTGGCAGCAGCCGATGGAACCCCACCATTGACGACCTCGACCACTACCGCGACGACTGGCGGGGCGAGGTCGTCCCCGTTCGCCGCGTGGAGGTGGCTTAGATGCAGCCGAAGCGCCGCCACGAAATTCTGGCCGTCGTGGGCCACCAAAACCTTTTGCCCCAGCGCACCAGCGCCCGCGAGGTGCAGGAGCTAAGCGGGTTGATTGAGTCCATCGGGTGGCCCCGCTACCAGCTCACACCAACTGGATGGAACGCGATCCAGTTGGTGGGGCAGCAAGCCTTGGCACGCAAAAAGGCCAGTTGATTTTGTTCACGGCCCTGGGCAACTGGGGCCACTTGTTGAGTTGACTATATGACCGCTATCGCACATCCAAACTGGCTAACCGAGTTCACCGACCTGGGCATCAGTCCAGACCTAGCCACCGCCAACGTGAGATGGATCGAAGGCGAAGACGGCACCCTTGAATTTCTCGAAAGCACGATCGCAGCCCGCGCCCCCAGGGTGCAAGGCCAAAGCTTCATCACCGCCGAAAATGCCCGACTGATTAAGGCCTACAGCCACATCAACACCGGGGGCTGGGTCGCCTATGGCGTCACCCTCGACGGGCAAGAGGGGGCAGTGCCCTACCTCAAGCCATTGCAACCCCGACGCGACGAACAGCGCGATCGCCTCGTCAAATACGAAACCCCGCCGGGCCTGCAAGCCACTCCGCTACTGCCCGACCTATCCCCCGCCTGGAGCCGCATCGTGCGCATGTGGGGGCTGATTGTTGCCCCCGGCGAGTCACTTTGGGAGGCCGTGCTGCGCTCCAAAAATTGCCCGATCGCCATCGTTGAGGGCTTCAAAAAAGCTCTGGCCCTGGTGCAGGCGGGCATCCCTGCGATCGCGCTGCGGGGCGTCACTCAGTGGCACCCCGCAGGCAGCCCCGAGCTGTGGCCCGACCTATGGGCACTGGCTCAAGGGCGATCGGTCTACATCGGCTACGACGAAGACGACAGGGCCGCTACCGCCAGCGCCGTGTCAAAGCAGGAGACCCAGCTCTCCAACGCCCTCGCTAGGGCTGGGGCTGAGCCTTGGCACCTCACCTGGGATGGTCGCCGGGGTAAGGGCATTGACGACTATCTGGCCAGCTGCGAGGGCATGGGCAGCGCCATCTTTGACCTGATGGCCGACGCCTTCACCCCCAAGCAGGCCCAACGCGCCGCCGCCATTAAGCAGGCCCGCGCCATCCTCGAAACCAAACCCCCCAGCGCCGCACGGCAGACCGAGGGCGAATACCTCCCCACCCTACCCAAGCTACGGCCCGGCGCATTGCACTGGGTAGCAGCGGGCATGGGCAGCGGCAAAACCGTCCGCATTGGCCGCGACTGGGTGAAGGCCTGGGTCGCAGCGGGCGGGGTAGTCGCCGTGCTCGACCCGCTCAACTCGCTGGGTCAGCAAGCCGCCGCCGAGTGGGAGCTGCCCCACCTCCACGACTACGGCATGGATGCCACCAGCCAGCAGGCGCTCTCGATGGACATTCGCCACCGGGGCGGGGTGGTCGCCTGCCTCAACAGTGCCCACCGCATTCTCGCCCTGCTGCCCAAAGACGCCCCGCTGCTGCTAGTCATCGACGAGGCGGCCCAAACCCTCACCGATGCAGCTGAGGGCGGCACCCTCAAGGGCGAGTGGGCCAACCGCTGGGAAGACACCGTTACCCTGATGCGCCGCGCCATCAGCCAGAAGGGGGCGATCGTGCTGGCTGAGGATGGCCTCGACCAAGACACCATCGACCTGGCGCGCACCCTATCAGGGGCAGAGCTGGTCATTGGCGTTCAGCACCGCCGCATCCAAGCGCCGTGGGACTGCACCCTGTTCCAGGGCACCCCGCTATCGGCCTTTCGTGGTGACCTACTGAAAGCGCTCAAGGGCAACAAAAACAAGAATCAGCCTGGCCAGCGGATCATGTTTGTCACCACCAGCCAGGCCGAGGCCCGCAGGCTAGCGACCGTCTGCGAAACCCTGGGCATTGACGTGGAGCGGGTCGATAGCACCACCAACGAAGGGGGCCGCTATCGAGAGCTATTCGAGACGCCCGAACCCTGGCTCTACAAGCGTCTGCCGCAGCTGCTCATCCTCACCACCAGCGGCAAAACTGGCCTCAGCATTGAGGGCGGCATTACCCGCGAGGGCGCGTACTTCGATGCCGTTTGGGGCTACTTCCCCACCCTCGACACCGACACCCACAAGCAACTGCTGGGCCGCTACCGTCCGCCAGTTCCCCGCGTCATGTGGGCACCGGCCTACATCTCCCCAGAGCCAGGCGAGTCGGCCAAGCGCTGGGCCGTGGTGAATGAGCTGGGCAAGGTGCAGGCCCAGTGGGCGGCAAAGGCAGGGTTTGAGGTCGCCCCCGCCGATCCTGATGACGAAGCGCTCAAAGGCTACCTGGCTGCCCGCCGCGCCCGCCGCTGGGCTCAGAAGGTCAACCCCGCCCAAGCCTTAGCCAGCGCCCTCACCGCTGCTGGCCACCTGGTTGACCTGGTGAAAGATGGCGTCTCCGGCAACCCCGCTATCACCGAAGAGTGGAAAGAGGTCAAAGACATCTTGGCCCGCCAGGATGCGGACTACCACGCTGCCCTAGAGCTGGATTCAACCCAAACCCCAGAGTGGGCCGCCAAGGTCAACCGCAGCGGCGAGGCCACCTATGAGCAGCGCTGCAAGGCCGTCAAGGTGATGACCGCCCTCAAGTTTCCCGGCATGGACTGGAACAGTAGCGACCTCTGGTATGCCGCCATCTTCTGCCCTCGCCACGAACCCACCAAAGACAGCGCCAGTCGCTCACCCTTAGCCCCCGGTGCATCGCTTTGGGCTGAGGCCGACCATGTGCCCCAGCTTTGGGAGTCAGACAGCGACGATGCCCGCGTCATCCTCGAACAGCGCCTCAAGGCCGCTCACCTGCTGCCCGCCAAGGCACTCAAGGCGCAGCTAGCCGCCATCCTCAAGCCCCTCGCCGAGCAGCTGCTCAAGCGCGGTGTAGTCGCCCCCGATTGCCCCGTAGTTGCCCAGCTGGCCCAGGTTGCCCGCCACTACGCCGCCGACCTCAGGCGCTACTGGCGACTCAACTGCACCGGAGAGCAGAGCGATGTGGCGATCGCCAATAAGGTGCTGCGCAAGCTCGGCCTTCAGCTAGAGCGAGCAGGAAAAGTCTTTTGGGATGGCAAGCGCCAGTGGGTCTATGGCGTTCTGGCAGATCCGATCTGGCAAGCCCTCACCGCTGCGCGCACCGCCGCTCTAGCGGCTGGGACAAATTTGCTAATACCTAGTGTTAAACAAGTTTGTCCCAGTCTTAGCCCACCCGGATCGGCCCACCCGGATCGCCAAAATTTGCCTGACCGCTCCCCTCCCAGTGGTGAGGCGACGCCAGAGCAGGGGGTAGCGGCATGAAGCGGAAAGAAATAAGGCAGGCGATCGCCGAATTGATTGCAATGCAGATGCAAATCGCAGCCCCACTCATCACCGGCAGTGATGGCAAGGTCTGCTATATCGTCCTCAACCCCAAGGCCGCCTCAGTCAAAATCGGAAGCTCATCAGATCCACTAAAGAGGCTAAAGCAGCTCCAGACGGGCAGTCCAGAGAATCTGCACCTGCTTGGATTTTGGGCATTTGCGACAGGCGGGGCAACTCTGGAGGCCGAGCTGCACAGCGTTTTGAGCCGCCACAGGATAGGTAGCAGCGAATGGTTTGAAATATCGGACGGGTTTTGGCGGCAGCTCTATGGCTACACAAAGTTCCCAGGCCTGAACATCCGCTGGGTTGGTGAGACCGATCCGGATTTTATGGCCGCTCTGCACATCAAGAAATGCAAGGCAAAGGAGGCTACCCCATGACCACCCCCACCCTTCCCACCTGGCTCACCCCCGGCATTCTCGCCACTGACGGCACCACCATCTTTGCCGTCGCCCGTGTGCAACAGGCCAAGCCTCCCGCCAACGGCCTCTACCTAGCCGCTGCCGACAACAGCCGCTATCCCCTGACCCAGTGCAAGCAAGCCACCCTAGCCGACCTCACCGACGCCGCCGTGTTCATCGACGCCAGCGGCCAGGCCTGCACCATCAGCTACCAAGACGGCCTGGTGACCCTCGACGACGGCACCACCCGCCGCTACGTGCAGCTCCCTGCTGAGGCTGCGATCGTGGCCGAGGCCGCCCGCAACTTTGCCGCCGCCTTCGATGGCGAAATTGTGGAGGACTGGCCCGATGTGGCCTGACGACCAGCTCCGCCGCATCCGCATCGCCCTCGATCGCCACGATGCCCACCTCTGCCGCTGGGGCAAAGCCGATGAGTGGATCGCCCTCGGCCTGGAGGGCAGCCCCAGCCTGCACTACCACGGCGATCGCTGGGAAGCCAGCAACGAAAGTCTTCAAACCCTCGTAACCCAAGCAATCGGAGATTTGACCCATGACCACTGCAACGGAGACCAAGCAGCGCACCTACCACCCCGGCGACTGGATCGAAGTCACCAAGCCCGACCCCGACAATGCCGAGCTTAAAGGCCGATATTTTGAGGTAGTCAAGGCCACGACTACACGCCTGACCGTCTACAAAAACCCCGCCCGCTACGACTGGGAGCGCATCGAAGACGAACCCACCCGCCCCATCTACAACCTAGGCCTCGCCGAGGTCAGCCCCTACCGCGTCAACCAGGCCCCCAGCCCCGCCTTTTGCTGGGCCTTTGGCGAGATGGTCATGGATGACCTCAACACCGAAAACACCAACCTGCCCAGCCTCCGCCGCTATGGCATTTTTGCGGGCTACCGCGACTTCCCCAGCATGGGCCGCGACTACCCGCCCCAGCCCTGGATCAAGTGGGAAGACGGCACCGAGGGCTTCACCAGCGAACACACCCTCAGCACCTCGCCCCGCCCCGTCTACCTGAGAGAGGCACCGCCCGAGCCAGAGCAGCCCACCGCGATCGCAACGGCCCCCACCGTCACTACCGAAATCGTCACCGCCGAACCCATCGCCCGCCTCGCCGAACTAGAGGCCGCCATCACCGAGGGCCTGGGCCTCATCGAGCAGGGCAAAGCCAAAATCTGGTCAGCCGTCGCCGCCGTCCGCAGCGAGGAGCTGTGGCGCGTCGCTGGCCACCCCAGCTTTGAGGCCTACTGCGCCGATCGCTGGAACTGGAAAAAAGCCAACGGCCACGAAAATGCCCTCGCCGGAGAAGTGCTGGAGGAGCTGCTGCTGTCTGGAGTTCCAGTCGACGCCGTGCCCACCAGCACCAGCGCCATGAGCCAGTTGGCCAAAGCACCCGCAGGCGATCGCGCCGAAGTGCTGCAAAAAGCTGCTGACCTCAACGGCGGCAAAGTCACCGAGGCTGCTGTCAGGGAAGCGCTTAAGCCAGAGCCCACTCCCGAAGACGAACTGAGGTCAGCGGGAATCCCCGTCTACCGCCCCGACACCAGCCCCGAGGCGATCGCAGAGGGGCTAGAGCGTGGCTACATCGTCCCCACAACCGCCCCCAACACCGAGCGCCACCAATCCGGCATGGAAGACCCTGCGCCCGCTGTAGAGCCTTCAGAAGGCCTTATAAAGGTCGGCACCCGTGGCACCCTCAAAGACTGTCCTCACTCCTTCGTGGTTGCCGAAATCGTTGGCAATCGCCTGCAACTTTGGAACGCCACCGAGCGGCGAGCGGTTCATGAGAGCGAGTTCACGCCCTACCTCAACCGGCAGCAGCCCTGTGAGCTGAATGCGATCGCCCGCAGTTGGCTGCGCGACATAGTTGCGGCCATGGGGCCTGAGCAGGTGCAGGCGCTGCTAGAGGAGGTGGCTTAGATGCCTATCACCAGCATGAAAATCAGCTACGCCGCGCCGCCTCCAAGCAAGCCACCCCTGATGGCCATCACCCTGCACCGCCCCTGGCCCTACGCCGTCATCAACCTGGGCAAGCCCATTGAGAATCGCCCCTGGCCTTGCCCGCTCAAGCCAGGCAGCTTTCTCGCCATCCACGCGGGCAAAAAGTACGACCGACAGGGTGCCAGATGGATTCGGGAAACCCTAGATCTAGAGTTTCCGCTCGACGGCCCAGAGCACCCTACAGGCATCGTGGCGATCGCCCGATTTGTCGGTAACGTGACCGCTTCTGATTCGCCCTGGTTTGTCGGCCCAATTGGCTGGCAGTTTGCTGATGTAGTTGAGATTCTGCCCGTCCAGTGCAATGGGCAGCAGCGCCTCTGGCGAGTCTCTGGCGACCTGCTGCTAGCGGTGCGTGAGGCCTACCGCACCGCAACGCAAGTAGCCGCCTGAATTGTTCTGAAGCAAAACCCTAAAAACCATGCTCAAGCGCCTCTACTTCAACGCCCGCGAGGAAATCAAATGGCACACCCGCGCCATCACCCACCTGATTGAAACCCAGACCCAAGACTGGGTAGCCCCTGACTATCAGCAGCTTCCCTACTGGTTGGGTGCGGCTCTAGATTTTGACCGCCTTGATTGCTGGCTTCAGCACACCTGGGACTGGGGTTGCAGCAACGCCCGTGAATCCCATGGGAATCGCCCATGGGCAGGCAGCTACATGGTGGCCAATCACTACCCAAAAGTCTTGGAGAGCCAAAAGCGCGGGGAATTGAACCCCTGCTTTTACATCCCGTTCTGAAGCAAAACCCCTGAACCCTAGACCCTAAACCCTATACCTATGGCCAACCCCTCAGCCCTCGCCGCCCAGCTTGCCGCCTTCGGTGTCTCCCACCCCCCAGCCAACGCCACTGTCTGGGCCACCGCTCTACGCCACCTCGACCCCGAGGGATTGAGGGCCGTCGCCAGAGCGATGCCGCCTGCTTCGATGGGCCAGAGCATCAGCCAGCAACTCACCGCCCTTGCCGACGAACGCGAGACCCAGCCCTTCACCCTAGGAGGGAAGTAGATGCAAACGACCGAGGAGATGCTCCGCCAAGCCCTATCGCTGCTGCAAGCCACCCAGCAGCGCCTCACCGACATTGAGGCCCGCTTTGGCAGCCTAGAGGCCACCCTGCGGGCCACCGACTGGGTAGACGGCCCCACCTTAGCCCAGCTGCTCCACAAGCGACCCCGCTGGCCACAGCACTGGCGCAAGCGGGGCGTCTTCACCACCGAGAATGGCTGTGTCCGCCAGGTTGGTGCAGGCAGCAAGCCCCGCTACGAATACCACCTAGAGCGCTGTGAGCAGCAGTGGACCTGGTGGTCGCAGCTGCCGCCTGAGGGGCAGGCCGCATTCCTGGGCGGCGATGGGGAGGTGGCGTAGATGAGCGACCTCCGCTATCCCCTGCATTGGCCCCAGGGCCGCCCACGGCGATCACCGTCTGAGCGCTCTAGCGCCCGCTATGGCAAAAAAGGCGATGGGTGGGGGCTTAAACCTCTCACCATCGCTGAGGCTTGCGCTCGATTGCGTAGCGAGGTTGAAGCGTGGACGAAGGTAGGGCAAACCTACCGCATTCCACCAAAGTCCGTAGTCGTCAGCAGCAATCTAATTTTGACCCAGTCCGGTGGCCCCAGGTCTGGACAAAAAGAGCCCTCTGATCCCGGCATTGTGGTCTACCTGGAATTAGACGGGCAGCCATTGGCTCTCGACTGCGATCGCTGGGATCGAGCCGCCGACAACATTGCCGCGATCGCCTTCTGGCTTAATGCTCAGCGAGGTGCTGAGCGCTGCGGTGTGGGCAGTATTGCTGCGACGTTTCAAGGCTATGCAGCGCTGCCCGCTGCGACCACTGAGGGTGCATGGTATTCCGTTCTGGGTTTGGCCCAAATGCCGGGCAGTTCTGATGAGCTGAAGGCTATCTGGCGATCGCTAGTCAAAAAACACCACCCAGATGCAGGCGGCGATCGCGCTGCTTGGGACAAGCTTCAGGCGGCGTATCAGCAAGGTTTGCAAGCACTGGGGAAGGTTGCGCTGTGATTGCTGCCCTAATCCTTCTTCCCCAGCGCCATCGCCCGATAGACTGCCTCCCCCTGGTCCGCCCTAATCCACTGAAGGTAGGTCGCGTTGTGCACCGCCTCAGAATGCCCCGCCCACCTTGCCGCCAGCGAGGTGGGTATTTTGTACTCCACCGACACCCGCACACACCAGGCGTGGCGCAGGTCATAGCGTTGGCAGGTCACCCCCCGGCGCTGCAACCCCGATCGCACCCGCTCGGTCAAATCCTTGGCCCTGTACTCCTTCCGCCACGTCACCTGGGGCAGCTGCCCCACCACCGGCCACCGATCGGCCCAGTAAGGGTGAAACGCCTTGGTCTCCCTCACCCGTCCCGACTTGGCATCGACCACCCGCGCCGTGTACTGGTCTACCAGCTCAAACCCAAACGCCTCGCTGGGCCGCAACCCAAACACCACCAGCCGCGCAAAGATGATCTGCCACGGCGGGTCAACCCCCATCGCCGCATACCAATCCTCAATTTGCTGGTCAGTCGGCAGATCCCGCCGCTGCACCTGACTTGACCCATAGCGACCCTGGTAGGGGCGTAGGTCTACCTCAATCCCTGCCACCTCAGCTAACCGCGCCAGCGCCTGACAGGCCCGCCGCCGCCCCCTGGTGTTCTCCTTGGTTTGCAACACCGCCGCCAGAATCTCTGCCTGAGTGAGCCGCGCATCCTGGGGCATCTTCGAGAACACCGCGCCCTGCCAATGCTTCGCCCAAGTCTGTGGTGAACACTGCCCCGTGCTGAGGTGCTGCACCTTAAGCCGCTCCACCCACGCCGCTACAGTGTCAGCCTCGGCCTTATGATTGGGGTCAAACTCCTCCCACGAAAACCGCCGCTCCACCACCGCCGCCCAAAGCCCATGGGCCTGCGCCTCAGCCCGCCGCACCACCGGAGCGCTTGCCGGCCCCTGCGCCAGCTCATACCGATGCCCCGCCTCGTGTCCCAGCTTTGGCGGCAACCGACTGCAACGCAGATACAGCGATTTGCGATGAATCCGCAGCCTCACCGGCACCCCAGCGCCCGCCAACCGCTCATTCGCAGCTGCTATATCGCGCAAAAGTTCTTTGCTAAAAGGCAT